TCAAGAAGCGCGTGGTCGACACGATCAAGGCGCACGGCGGCGTGAACGCCGAGGGCAAGGCCTCGCCCTCGTCCATCCCGCCGGCCAACTTCACCGCGGCCAAGGCCGCACTCGAAGAACTGGTCAAGGCCTGACTGCGCCAGCAGCGCCTCGTTCGCAAGCGCTCGAAGTGGGAGCGCGTCGATCAGGTCTTGCTGCTCGCGGTGAAGGTGGGCCATGCCACGCGCAGCCGCATGCAGGCCTTCCTGATCGAGATGGAGATGACGCCCTCGGGATGGCCGCCCGAGGGTCGCGAGGTGCAGCTACTCGTGGAGAACCGCTGCAAGGAACTACGTAAAGCCGGCTATCTCACGCGCAGCGGTACCGATTCCGGTAGCCGCTGGCACCTGACACAGGAAGGAATCGAGCGTGTCCGATCACACCCCCAGCGCCCATGCAAGGTTCGCACCCAGCGCGAGCAAGCGCTATCTCGCATGCAGCGGCTCCTTGACCCTCGAGCGTGGGTTGCCCGACATACCCAACGAACACTCGGACGAAGGCACAGCCTGCCACGACGTGGCTGCCTGGTGCCTGAAGGAGCACCGCCGGGCGGCCGCTCGCGTGGGTGACTACATCGTGGTCTCCCACGGCACCGAGGACGAGCGCAAGGTGCGCTTCGATGACGAGATGGCCGAGTGGGTGCAGGGCTACGTGGACTGCGTGCGGTTCCTCGCCATCGGCCACGAGTACGCCGTCGAGCAGCGGTTGGAATTCAGTCAGTTCGTGGGCCTCGCCAACCAGTTCGGCACCACCGACTTCGCGTTCTTCAACGACCGCGAGGGCGAGCTGAACGTGGTGGACGCGAAGTTCGGCCACGTGCCGGTGGATGTCAAGCGCAACCCGCAGCTCATGATCTACGCGCTCGGCACGCTCGCGCAGATGTACGAGCAGGCGATGCTCGCGGCTGGCGAGCAGTTCGAGGACAGCTTCGACAAGTCGGTGCGCGAGGTGCTGACGCAGCAACAGGAGGGGAGCGACGATGACCTCGCCGATTGATCCCGTCGACTACCAACGCCGCGTCTTCGATTGGGCGCGCGAGCGTGGCATCAAGACCGTGCGACTGGCGATCTACCAGCCCAAGGTCACCGAGGGCCCGACCTTCGACGTGCTGCCGCTGCACGAACTGGAGACCTTCGCTCGCGATCTGCAGCTCGGCATCGAACGGTGCTTGCGAGCGGACGCGGCACGCGACCAGATGCCCGAGGATGCCTGGAACCAGGAGTTCCTCGTGGCCGAGCCCACCGAGGACGTGTGCCGCTGGTGCAAGGCCTACCCGTCATGCCCGGCCGTGCAGACGAAGATCCAGCGGGCCATGGGCGTGGGCTTCGAAGCGGTGCTCGAGGAAGCCACGGCGTTGGCCGCCGAGAACTTGACCACCTTGCAAGTGTCCGAGGCGCTGCAGGTGGTACCGCTAATCGAGGGCTGGTGCAAGGCCGTGCGTGCCCGTATGGAATCGCACCTGCTTGCCGGCGGCGACGATGACACGTGGGGGTTGGAACTCGGGCGCAAGGGCAATCGTCAGTGGGCCGACCCCGAGGTGGCCGAGGACACGATCCGCAACAAGTTCCGCATCCCGATCCAGTCGGCCTACACGATGAAGCTGAAGAGCCCGACGCAGATCGAGGAACTCACCAAGCCGGCCAAGGACGAGAAGGGCGTCGAGATGAAGCCCATCGTCGGCCCGCGGCAGTGGAAGCTGCTGCAGGCCAACATCGTGCGCAAGGACGGCGTGCCCTCCGTCAAGCGCAAGAACGTGATCAAGGATCCCTACGTCGTTATCAAGCCGGACACCGAGGGCCTGACCCCGGTCGAGGCCGAGGACGACGATCTCGCTGACTGATTCCCTCAACCCCCTCCACCAAGGAGCATTCCATGAACCCCGACATCCAATCCGCTGTCGACGCTCGCGCGGCCGAGACCGGCGCCTCGCGCGTCACCGCCGCCGACATCGACGCGGAGATCGCGAGCGTGAATTTCTTCACGGCTGCGCAAGGTGAGTTCGGTGCCCGCATGTATGAGGACGGCACCACACCGATGCCCAAACCCTCGACGCTCGACCTGCTCACGCTCTGCGTGCTGGTGCTCAAGAACGGCTTCACGGTCGTGGGCAAGTCGGCCTGCGCCGACCCGCGCATGTTCGATGCGGAGATCGGCCGCAAGGTCGCGCTCAATGACGCCAAGGGCCAGTGCTGGGCGCTGCTCGGCTTCCGGCTGCGCGACGCGATCGAGAATGCGGAGAAGACCGGGCAACCGGTGATCTTCAAGCGGCCGGCCTTCTGATTTCCCGTTCCCCTCAACCACCAGGAGCCCAACATGGCCAAGCGTGAAATCATCCTGCCGCTCGCGCGGCTCTCCTATCCCGTCTTCGGCGCTCCCGAAGAGTTCAAGGCGGGCGACGGCAAGTTCCGTTGGGGCTGCAGCCTGTGGGTGCCCAAGTCCAACGACATCGGGCCGGCGGACATCCTGAAGCAAGGCATCAAGAACACCGACACCCTCGCGCTCGTCGACAAGACGATCAGGGCGGTCGCGGCGGAAGCGTGGCCGAAGGACCACGCCAAGATCCTGCCCGAGGTGCTGCTGGACAGGAAAGGCTGCTGCTGGATCGACGGCACTCGTCGCAACGAAGCCGAGGCCGAGGGCTACTGGACGCTGAGCGCCTACCGCTACAAGAAGGACGGGCGTCCGAAGATCGTGGACTCCGACCTGTCGCCGCTCTACGACGACAAGAACGAGATCATGCCTGGCAAGGGTGGCCGCATGTACGCCGGTTGCTGGGTGCGCGCGAAGGTCGAGATCTGGACGCAGGACAACAAGGGCGGCAACGGGTACGGCATTCGCGGCGGCCTGCTGACCGTGCAGTACCTGCGCAAGGGCGACGCGTTCGGCGGCGCGGGTGCGGTGTCCACCGACGGCTTCGGCGCGGTCGAGGACGGCGCGGACGCGGACGACATCGCGGATTGATCATGCCTCGCGAGATCTGGCGTCCGGTTGTCGGACACGAGGGGGCTTACGAAGTGAGCAACCTCGGCCGCGTCCGGTCGCTGGATCGATGGATCTGGAAGGAGGGTCCGGTTCGTGCTTACTGGGTGTTCGTTCACGGCAAGATACTGAAGCCGGGTCGATGCCCATCTGGTCACATGACAGTCGGCATCGGCAAGCGCAACACCCAGAGCGTGCATGTGCTTGTGATGCTGGCGTTCAGAGGGCCGCCCCCACCCGGGCATGAGGTACTTCACCTGAACCACACCCCCGGAGACAACCGCTTGTCGAATCTGAAATACGGAACGACCAGCGAAAACCTCAAGATGGATTACGTGGCAGGCACCCGGAAGGGTTGGAAGAACATTAGCCGGTGGAAGAACCGCGATGCCAAACCTGTGGTTTGATTTGGAGACGAGATCCCCCGTCCCGATCAAGGACGGGGTGCATCGCTACGCTGAACAGGCCGAGATCCTGCTGTGGGCGTATGCGATCGACGAGGGCGAGCCGGTGGTGTGGGACATCACATCAGGTGATCCCGCGCCCGACGACCTGGTGGCCGCGCTCCGCGATCCGGAGATGCTGGTCTGGGGTCAAAACGCCGGCATGTTCGACTTCGTGGTGCTGCACCACGCCGCACCCTGGTTCGAGAAGCTCGTGCCCATGATCCGCTGGCGCGACACGATGGTGCAGGCCTACGCGCACTCGCTGCCCGGGTCGCTCGAGAAGCTGGGCGCGATCTTCGACATGGACGCCGCCGACCAGAAGCTGGTCGACGAGGGCCGCAAGTACATTCGTCTGTTCTGCATCCCGCACACGATCGATGCGGACGGCACGCCGCACTACCACGACAAGCAATCACACCCCGTCGAGTGGGCCGGCTTCATCCGCTACGCGGCGCGCGACATCAAGACCATGCGGGTGGCGCACCACAAGGCGCCGATGTGGAACTACCGCGGCAAGCAAGTCGAGCTGTGGCACGAGAACCTGCGGATGAACTACCGCGGCTTCGCGGTCGACGTGGAGCTGGCCGAGGCCGCCATCGCCGCGGCGGAGGCCGAGAAGGCGCGGCTGGCCAAGCGCACCAAGGCGGTCACGATGGGCTGGGTGGACTCCGCCACCCAGCGCGACGAGCTGCTGCGCTACATCTGCGCGGCCTACGGCGTCGAGCTGCCTGACATGCAGGCCGACACGCTCGAGCGGCGCATGGACGATCCCGATCTGCCGGCTGAGGTCAAGGAGCTGCTGGGCCTGCGCCTGCGCGCGTCGATGAACTCGCCGACCAAGTACAAGACGGGCCTGAAGGGCATGAGCCGAGATGGCCGGCTGCGCGGCTGCGAGCAGTTCCGTGGCGCGCTGCGCACCGGGCGCTCTGGCCACCGTCTGTTTCAACCGGGCAACCTGCCGCGGCCCGCCTACAAGTGGGCGCACCTGCAGGAACTGGTGGCTGCGGTGAAGGCCGGCTGCCTGGAGTGGGTGTCCGACCACGTGATGCAGGCCTGCGCGTCGATGATCCGCTGCATGCTGATTGCGGGGCCGGGCAAGAAGCTGGTCGTGGCCGACCTCTCGAATATCGAGGGCCGCATGGCTGCGTGGCTAGCCGGCGAGGACTGGAAACTGCAGGCTTTCCGCGCTTACGATGCCGGCGAGGGTCACGACCTGTACGTGATCAGCTACTGCCGTTCGTTCGGTGTGTCACTCGATGGCGTGCCGTTCAAGGACGGCAAGGAGTTTATCGGCTTCGATAACCGGCAGATCGGCAAGGTCGAAGAGTTGATGTTCCAGTACGGCGGCGGCGTGGGCGCCTGGATCACTGGAGCTGCGACCTACGGGATCGATCTCGATGCCATGCATGCGGCGGTACGCGACACGCTGCCCGAGTGGGCGATCGATGAGGCGCGGGACTTCCTGCACTGGCTCGACGAGTGCGCAGTTGCCGAACGTGACGAGGCACTCAAGAAGTGGGCAGCGAAAAACGGCAGCGCCACGACCGCCGAGTTCCACGACAAAGTGGCGGAACTGGATGCGGCGGTCATCAAGAAGCAGGCCAAGCAGCGGTTCGGATTGAAGGATGAGGTGTGGGTCACGTGTGACGCGATCAAGCGCCTCTGGCGCCGCGCCCATCCGGCCATCGTCAGTTACTGGCGCGAGCTGGAAGACACGATCAAGGAGGCGATCGAGAACCCGGGCCAGCCCTACAAGGCGCGCAAGGTGGTGATCCAGCGCGACGGTACATGGTTGCGCATCAAGCTGCCCTCGGGTCGGTACCTCTGCTACCCGAATATCCGACTGAAGAACGGCAAGATCACTTACGTCGGGCCCGACACGTATTCGAAAAAATGGGGCGATGTCAACACATACGGGGGGAAGGTATTCGAGAACATCGTGCAGGCGGCCTCCAACGATCAGTTCATGGAACCGCTGCCGACAATCGTTGCCGCGGGTTACCTTCCCGAAATCGGGTTGCACGATGAGTGGGTCACGGAAACACCTGACACCGAGGACTTCACAGCGAAGCGGTTAAGCGCCATGATGACGATGGATCTCGGTTGGAACGCCGGGCTCCCGCTAGCCGCTGATGGCTGGGAAGATCAAGCCTTCCACAAGGCTGACTAGGAGGAATCGTGAAGTCATTCTACGAACATCACGGCTTCGATGAGTACGAAGCCCGCGACACGGAAGACGAGGCGGGCGTACCGCGGGTCCCACGTTGCAAGTTCTGCGGCTCGGAAGACGTGCGCTGGCGCCAGCAAGGCGGCAAGTGGGTGCTGTTCAGCCTGATGCCGGGCATCGAGCATCGGTGCGCCGAACGCGGCGCCCCCAACACGGACGGCATGGCGCCGGTCGAAGATGCCTGAACGCGCCAACCGCCGCTCACCGATCGGTGAGCGCGAACAGTCCGTCGAGGACTACCTGGACGAGCAGGTGCGGCTGGCTGGCGGCGAGACGCGCAAGCTCTCGTGGCTCGGCCGGCGCAACGCCAACGACCGCCTCGTGTTGCTGCCCACCACGGCGCGCCACCCGGTCGTCGAGGTGAAGAAGCGCGGGCTCGCGGCCACCTTCCCGCGGCCCGGCGATGCCCACGAGCAGGCCCAGTGGCGCGAGCATTGCCGCTTGCGCGCTGCCGGCTTCGAGGTATGGGTCATCGACTCCAAGCAAGGTGTGCATGACGTGATCGAAGGGAAGATGCCATGAATGCCAACACAACCCAGCCTGACGCAGCTTCGGGGGATGCGGGTCAGCTGGCGGCGCTCGAAGCGGATTACGTGGACGAGCGCGGCGAACTGAGACCCAATCGTCGGAAACACCCTCGGCGGCCAGACCGCGCTGCAGAGGAACTGTTCAACGGCTTCGCGAACCTCATCGCGAACATCGGTGTCAATGATCGCTATTGGCACGCCTATCTCTGCGCCATGCGTCAGTCGTTCGCAGACTATGCCAGAGCCGCCACCCCGCAGGCACCGAAGCCCGACACCCCACCCCCGACGCCGGCAGAGGGGGCGCGCAAGCCGCCGATTCCTGCGACGTGGTTCCACGGCGAAGGCGCCTACGCTCAGTGCTACTACTGCCATCGGTACTCGCTCGACCCGCAGACGCTAGGCGATCGGCCACCAGCGTGCGAATGCGGCGAGAAGCTCGGATGGTCGGGGTCGTTCAAGCCCCCAGGCCCCGATGCGAAGTGGAGCGACGCCTCCCCTCCAGTCGCTGCACCGCAGGCGCAAGCCGTGGCGTGGCCGAGCGGCCTATGGCGGCGTGTGCGTGAGGCGGCCAACCGGATTTCAGGCAATTACTCTCCGCGCCGTATCCCCGCGGAGCCAGGGGATGTCGATCTTGTGTTGGCAGAGATCCAATTGCTCCTGGAAGGGCGCGAACCACCATCTTGTCTTGACAAGCTGCCGCGAGAGCCTCTCGGCGTCTTCGCATCCTCCCCTGCGCAGCCCGAGCAGTGCCCCGACCCCGAAGGGTGCCTGCGCGAAGGCTGCAATCGCACGCTGGACGGTGCGCCATGCCATCGGCATCCGGACGGGGCGGCGCCGCAGCCCGAGCCTGCGCGAGTGCCGCTGACGATAGACGCCAATCACTCGCCGATTGCATCGACGCTGCTCGCGCCAAGGAGAGCGGCCATGACTGAAGGCGGGAAGCTGCCGGAGCCGGAGTTCTCCGCGCTGATGGATCACATCTATGAGTACGGCACGATGTCCGAAGGCATCGTCTTCCGAGCGCGCTGTCTCATCGAGGCCGCACATCCTGCCCTCGCCTCGCGCATCCGCGAGCTCGAATCCGCCGCCCACGACCACCGCCTGGAGGTCGACGCCCTGCGCCTGGAGCGCGATACCGCGACGGGCAGGGTGAGTGAGCTGGAGGCGGAGCGCGATGCGCTGCGAGCGGCGCTTCGTCGGCACATCGAAGAATTCGCATATCTGTGCGGCGAAAGACAGCGATACAGCCGCGACGACCTCATGCGTTGGGGCGCCTTCCACGAACAGGCATTGGCCCTCCTGCCCCCCACCCCTACGGCCGGCGAGCCGCAAGGAAAGGATCAAGGTTGACCGTCTGGCACCCACGCGAGTACCAAAGCCTCATGGTCAAGCACGGGTTCAACAACCCGCGCTGCGCCAAGTGGGCGGGCATGGGCATGGGCAAGACGAGCGAGACCTTGTGGTTCTTGGACACCCTGAAGGAGGCCGGTGAGGACCCGTTCCCGGCGCTCGTGACGGGGCCGCTGCGCGTGGCGCGCGACGTGTGGCCCGATGAGGCCAGGAAGTGGGAGAACTTTCAGCACCTGCGCGTGCAACCGATCATCGGAGACCTCGTGGAGCGCAAGGCCGCGCTCCGAAACGACAAGGCGCACCTCTACACCGTGAACTACGAGGTGCTGCCATGGCTCATCCATCACCTGCACGGCGCGTGGCCCTTCAAGACGGTGATCAACGACGAGGCCACGCGGCTGAAGAACCTGCGCATCCAAGGCGGCGGGGCGCGGGCGGCCGCACTCTCGCAGATCGCCTTCCACCCTGCGATCCGTCGCTGGATCGAACTCACCGGCGCACCCGCGCCCAACGGGCTCATCGACCTCTGGGGCCAGATCTGGTATCTCGATCAAGGCCAGCGGCTCGGCCGCACGTTCACCGACTTCCAGAACCGATGGTTCGGCTACCAGCGGGCCAAGGACGCGCTCAACGCCAACCGCACGTTCGTCAAGCGCGTCGTGTTCCCGCATGCGCAAGCCGAGATCGAGGCGCTGCTGAAGGATATCTGCTTGACGGTCGATCCGGCCGACTGGTTTGATCTCGAGCAGCCCATCCACAAGACGGTCACCGTGAAGCTGCCCAAGATCGCGCGCTTCCACTACCGTGAGATGGAGAAGGAACTCTTCACGCAGATCAAAAACAAGGACGTGGAGGCATTCTCCACGGGTGGCAAGTCGATCAAGCTGCTGCAGATGGCTTCAGGATTTTCCTTCACGAAGCCCGACGCCAGCGAGTGGGAAGACCTGCACGACGAGAAGACCGAGGCCCTGAAGTCGATCATCGAGGAAGCGGGCGGCGCGCCGATCATCGTGGCCTACCATTTCCGGCCCACGCTGTACAAGCTGCTGAAGGCGATCAAGGGCTCCGTCGACCTGAACACGCAGGCGGGGATGAAGGCGTTCAAGCTGGGCCAAGCCCAGGTCGGCATCGGTCACCCGCAGTCGATCGGGCACGGCACCGATGGCTTGCAGTACGTCTGCAACATCGTGGTGTTCTTCACGAGCTGGTGGGATCTCGATCCGGATCAGCAGTTCATTGATCGCGTGGGGCCGACCCGGCAGGCGCAGGCCGGCTTCAAGCGACCGACGTGGGTCTATCGGATCGTCGCGGAGAAGTCCGTCGACGAGGATGTCGTTGAACGCCTGACGAGCAAGCGCTCGGTGCAGGATGTACTACTTGAGGCGATGAAGCGCCGCGGAGGTTGATATGCCGACTATGGGAACCGCCCCTCAGACCACTGACGTCGACACCGTGCTCGCGGAGCGCCGCTCGCGGTATGGGCCTTTCGTCGGGCATGCCAAGGTGACGCAGGATCTCAAACACACCATCGCTTGCGAACTCGAAGCCCGCGGCAAGATCATCTCCGATGACCAGCAAGAAGCTTTGGACATGATCTGTCACAAGATCGGGCGCATCGTGAACGGCGATCCGAATTACGCGGACTCGTGGATCGATATCGCAGGCTACGCCAAGCTGGTGTCCGACCGCCTGGAAGGGAAGACGCGATGATCGACTGGCTGATCCGCCGCGCGAAGCGCACGCCCTACTACCACCTCGATGGCTACATGAACCGTTGGTGGCTGGTGCCCTACAACGTGGTGATCACGCGCCGGGGCTGCGATAGCGCCGACGGCACAGGGCCTGTCTCGTTCTGGCGCCGACCGCTCGCGTGGGTCTTCCAGCGATTCGACATCGCGATCCGCATCCACGAGCTGCTGCGTGCAGATCGTGGACGCCACCCGCACAATCATCCCTGGCCCTACTGGTCGGTCGTGCTGAAGGGCGGCTATCTGGAAGAGGTCTATGACGCGCAGGGCGCGCTCATCGGCACGGTGTGGCATGGGCCGGGATCGGTGTTCCGTCGGCCAGCGGATTCCTGGCACAAGATCGTCGACGTCGATCCGGGGACGACCACGCTGTTCATCACCGGCAAGAAGGCCCAGACCTGGGGGTTCAACGTGGACGGCGTTGTCGTGCCGTACTACGAATACGCCGGCGAGCCTTGACACCCAAGCCCTGATGCGTATCATCTGATACACACCCCTAGGAGACTGCCATGCTCCCGCTGCCTGCCTCGATGCGCTTGCCCGATGACTTGCCGAACCACGCCGGTCTTGGGCGGCCGAACCGCCTGCTGCCCCCACCCCGCGTGGTGACGGTCGGCGATTAGGACTGCTACGAAACGGATCCGGTCGGCAAGATCGATCAGTTCACGGTCCGCGGCCCGGTGATCCGTGGCCCCGGTTCAACGCCACGATCGACGGTATCACCGGGCCGCGGTTGCCGCGTGACCTGACCTTGGAAGACATCGAACGCCATCTGCTGGTCGCGAAGGGCTTCCGTCGCAGCGTGCTGCGGCACGAGATGAAGGTGCGCGTGGCGCGTGTCACGGTATCCACCTCAACCGTCTTTCACGAGTCTATCGCGATCTCAAGCTTGACCGACCATCAGCTGCATGCCGCGTATCAGTGCGAAACACGAGACGACACGTTGCGCCGGCTGCTGCACAACGAACGCTTCTACCGCCAGGAGCTGAGACGTGAACTCAACAAGCAAGCTACCGGACTGGCGCAACAAGACCGTGCTGATCGCAGCCTCGGGGCCGTCTCTTCCCTCACTGCTGCCCCGCGAACCGCTCCCTTCCAATACCAGGATAGTCGCGATCAATGCGAGTTTCAGGCTGCTGCCCAACGCGAACTTGATCTTCATGGCGGATCATCGGGCGGTGCAGTGCTATCACAGCGAATGTTTGAAAAGCTGTCCCGGGAGTGCGCGATGGACAGCAACGCCGCTGATCGCGGAGCAGCTGCAATGGAATTTGCTGAGGACAATGCATGGCGTCGGTCTATCGAAGGCTGACTTCGCGTACGCCAACGGCAACTCGGGATTCGAGGCCATCAATCTGGCCTACCTGACCGGCGCTCGCCGCGTGCTGCTCGTGGGCTTCGACATGAAGCCGGGCCCGAGCGGCGAGCGTCACTGGCACGACGACCACCCAGCGCCGCTGCTGCAGTTCCAGCCGTTCGACGACTGGATCCGCAACGCGGTCAAGCTTGCCGCCGAGTGCACGACGGCGGGCTTGGAAGTGATCAACTGCACCCCCGGCAGCGCGCTGACCGCGTTCGCGATGGGCGACTTGAAGGAGGAACTGGAACGTGCTTGCGATCCTGAAAGAGAAGCTGATACCTAGCGGTCAGCGGACGATTGACGCCGTTGAACTGTGGGAGGTTCGATGGTTGTCGACATGCAACATCAGTAGTGGCGGTTTCGCTTACACGAAGGAGCATGTGGAAGCCTTCCCCACAGAGCAGGCCGCGAATGATTTCAGGCAGGCGCTGTATGCGGCCTACGCTTTGCTGAAGTCGCCTTCGGATAGAGTGAGCATGCAGAAGGTCACGCCTTAAAATGCCCCGCGCCCTGATCCTCATTCGCGCTGAGCCTATGTACCGTAGGTCTGCATTCGTCGCAGGCCTCGAGCGGCTGGGCTACAAGATCGAGCCCTACAAGACGCCGCTCACGGGCCCGCAGATGCCGCGCATGACGCCGGAGTCGACGGACGACGTTCTCGTTCTCTGGAACCTGAAGCGCGGCTACGATGAGGCCGCGGCACGCCGGTTCGAACTGGAAGGCGGCACGGTGCTGGTGGTCGAGAACGGCTACCTCCAGAAGACGGACAAGTCCTACTACGCGATCAGCACGCACGCGCACAATGGTGCTGGCTGGTACCCCGTCGATGCGTCGATCGATCGCTTCGGCCCTCTGGGCTTCCAGCAAAAGCCCTGGCTCATGGGTCGCGAGCACATCCTGATCTGCGCCCAGCGTGGTGTGGGCTCGGCCGAGATGGCCTCGCCGCTCGATCACCACGTGCGTGCCAAGACCTCGCTTGATCGGATCTTCGGCGGCCAGCGGGAAGTGCGCATGCGCATGCACCCCGGCAATTTCGTACCGCAGGTGCCACTCGAGGCGGATCTGGCGCGGGCGTGGGCTTGCGTGGGATGGTCGACCGCCTCGGGTGTTCGCGCGCTCGTGGAGGGCGTGCCGGTCTTTCAGGATTCGCCACATTGGATCTGCGCCGACGTGGCGCGACGCGTGGCCACCCTCAAGCGCGACACTCCGATGCCGGGCTTCTCGTTCGAGAAGGTCAGCGAATCGCTGAATAGAATGAGCTGGGGGCAGTGGAAGACGGAAGAGATCGAGGCCGGAACTCCTTTCGACCTGATGCGTTCACAAGGATGGGGGCCGAGGTGGCTTTGATCGCACTCCGGATCCTCGTCAGCGTGTCATTTGCCATCGGATGCGATGTGCTTTATTTTCGCTATGTCATGCGCGATTGGCGTGTTAATTTTTCCGACTACGTATTCTTGGTCGCCTACGGTACAGTGATAGCAGTGGTCGTCTACTTCTTCCTTTTGGGAGTTCACCTACCGTGGCTCTGATCGCGTGCCCCGTCCCCGGCAAGGCGAAGTCCGCCATGCTGTGCGCGGCCTTCATCGAAGGCGCGCCGCGTAACGCCGAGGGGTTTGTATTCGCGGGCGTGAAGGCCGGCAACCACGCGCAGTGGCTGCACGCACGCGGCATGGGCGTGGACTGGTACTACGTGGACAACGCGTACATGGACGCGACCCGCGCCACGCACTTCCGCGTCACGAAGAACCGGCTTCAGCACGGCGGCCGTGGGCAGACCAACGGCAAGCGGTTCGCTGCGACTGGCGTCAAGATCCAACCGTGGGTGAGTCGTCCCGACGGTTACGCGCTGGTGATCCAGCAGTCGCTTGACCACTACAAGCACGTGCTGGGGCTCACGGGCGATTGGCTGGCGCCCACGGTCAAGCGGCTCGTGGACCCGATCAAGGTCCGCTTCTGGGAGGCCAACAAGCCGCAGATCGCGGACTCGTTCAAAGAGGATCTCGCCGGCGCGCGTCTGCTGGTCACGCACACGTCGGCCGCAGCCGTAGAGGCTGTGCTGGCCGGTGTGCCGGTGTACTGCGAACCGGAGTGCGCGGCGTGGGACTGGGCGATCGGCAGGAACCTGATCGCGTGGGATCAACACAATGCAGGGTTCGACGATCGCCTCAACTGGGCGGGAGTCCTCTGCGATCAGCAGTGGACCGTCAACGAAATGAAAGCAGGCATGGCATGGCGAACGCTCAACCCGACGTGAAGGGCCGCTGGTTCGGCGGAGACCGCACGATCGAGCAGCAGATGATGGGCCTCGATCGGCTGTTCGCCGATGTCGAAGGTAAGAGCGTGCTGGACGTCGGTTGTGCCGAAGGGCTCATCGCCATGGAGTGCGCCAAGTCGGGCGCGGCGATGGTGCGCGCCGGCGAGATCCGCAAGGACGCTGTGGCCTGGGCGCGCCACCACCGCGAGCATGACAAGCTGCTCAAGCACAAGGACATCATTTTCTGGGAGCAGGACGCCAACGTCTGGCAGCCGCAGGCGAGCTACGACATCGTGCTGATGCTGGCCGTGCTGCACAAGCTTGAGGATCCGAGTGCGGCCTGCAAGCGCTTCGCCCGCGTGGCGCGCGATCTGGTCGTCATCCGGTTGCCACCGGGACACGCACCCACTATCATCGATAGCCGTTCAGGGAACGTTCCGCACGACATCGACACCGCGGTACTGACCAGCGGTTTCTACCTCGAACATGCCGGCTACAACGGCCCGTTCGGTGAGTGGGTCGGCTACTACCGGAGGCGCAGTGCCTAAAGACCTGATCGCGGAATACAGCCGCATCGCGAAGCTCGGGGGCAACTTCCGGGGTTTGGCGGTGCTGCAGCACGCGGACGTCATCGCCGAGTTGTGCCGGCAGTACCACCCCAAGACGCTGCTCGACTACGGCTCGGGGGCCGGTGACCAGTACAAGATCCACAAGGTGCACCACCGCTGGGGTGTCAAGCGCATCGACATCCGCTGCTACGACCCGGCGTTCAAGAATACCGCCAGTCGCCCGGACGGCAAGGTGTTCGACGCGATCATCTGCTCGGACGTGCTGGAGCACCTACGCGAAGCCGATGCGATGGAGGCGATCGAATGGATGGTGGCGCACGCACGCAAGTTCGTGTGGCTGAGCGTGTGCTGTCGTCCTGCCAAGAAGCTCTTCGATGACGGCGAGAATATGCATGTCACCGTCAGGCCATTCGAGTGGTGGAGGTCCCGGATACCCCGAATGAGCAGTGAACCCGAGACCTACGTCACGGAGACGCCATGAGCAAGCCGTTGATCGTGGCCGCCGTGTTGCGTCCCGGAACGTTCATCTTCCAGCCGAACCCCGATGGTCTGGGCCACATTTTCCAGATGGATCGCGAATGGGCTTTCGCGTTCACCGAAGACCCCGCCACGCTCAGTCCGGAGATGCAACAGAAGGTGCTGATCACGGGTGCGATCCTCTACATGGCCAAGCAGCTCGGCCTCGTGCTGGGATCGTCCGACGAAGCAAGCCCGGATCTCGATGCCGAGCGCGCGGCGGCCGACATCATCGCCACCGCCAAACGATGACCTACGAGGCCGTCACCACGTGCAGTGCCCAAGGCTGGCAGGAGTACGGCTGCCGGATGGTGGCCACCTACCGCGAGTTCTGGCCAGCATCCGTGCCCCTCGTGCTGTACTCCGAAGGCATGATTCGCAACGAGCAACCGCGCTCGATGCCGCCCTGGCTGTTCGCGTTTCGCGAGCGCCACGCCCGCAGCCCCAAGGCTCGCGGCTATCCGGTGGGCAGCTACAACTACCGCTTCGATGCGATCCGCTTCGCCTACAAGACGGCCGCCGTGATCGACACGCTCGAACGCTCGACGGCGGACACCATGATCTGGATCGACGCCGATACGGTGACGCATGCGCCCGTCAGCGAAGGCTTCCTTGACGAACTGGCGCCTACCGGTTCCGAGGCCTTGTCGTGGCTCAACCGCGCGAAGAACTACCCCGAGTGCGGCTTCTACATGATGCAGCGCCAGCACCCTGCCATCAAGGCGCTGCTGCGCCATTGGAAGGAGCTGTACCTGCACGACACCTTGTTCCACCTGCCCGAGTGGCATGACAGCTACGTGCTGGCCGAACTCGTCAAGCTGCTGCAGGTGCCGTGGAAGTCCATCTCGGGCGCCGGCATCGCCACCGGGCACCCTTTCATCAACGGTCCGTTGGGCGCGGTGATGGATCACCTGAAGGGGCCACGCAAGGGGTACGGCAAGAGTAAGCTTCACGATCTGAAAGTGAAGCGCAACGAGGCCTACTGGAGGAACGCGACGTGAGAGTCATCATCGGCGCCGACAGCCGCGAGCCAGAAGCCACGCGTGTGGCGCTGAAGACGTTGCGCGAGACCTCGGGCATCGAGGGTGAGGTGCTCAACGTGCCGAAGCTGCGCGACCAGGGCCTGTTCACACGCGTGGAGGACACCCGCGGCCGCCGCTACGACTTCGCGAGCCAAGCCTACTGCTCCACGGAGTTCGCGAATGCGCGGTTCCTCGTGCCGCTGCTTGGGTCAGGCTTCGTGCTGTTCACGGACTGCGATGTGGTCTTCCAGCGCAATGTCCGCGACTTGCTCGTGGAGGTGAAGACACAGCACGCTGTGTCGGTCGTGAAGCACCGATCCGCCCAGCAGGGGTATGGCTTCCTCAAGATGGACGCTCAACCGCAGCAGGAGTACAGCCGCAAGAACTGGTCGAGCGTGATGCTGTTCAACTGCGATCATCCGGCCAACCGTCGACTATCGCTACGCGACGTCAATGAGCGGCCGGGCCGCGATCTGCACGCCTTCTACTGGCTCAACGACCACGAGATCGGTGCACTCGATCCATGCTGGAACTGGCTGGTGAACGCGCAAGACAAGCCTGCTGGCAAGGGCATCGCGCACTTCACTCTCGGCGGCCCCTTCACGCCGGGATGGCAGGGCGCCTCCCATGACGAGATCTGGCTGGAGGCAGCGAAGTGAATATCGTCTCGCTCGCCGAAGCCCGCGATGCGCGGGACCCTCACTCGAGTGGCCGGGCCATCTGTTGCGCGTGCGGTCACGAGTGGATCGCGGTCGTGAAAAACGCACCGCAGGGCGAACGCATCACATTCTTCGATTGCCCGAAGTGCGGCACGATCCGAGGACAGTTCAAGGATCAGTTTGGCGTGCCTAAAGATACGTTGGTGTTTGAGTGCGGCGACTGCGGGTCGACGCTCTTTCGGGTCTACAAGCACCCTGCGGATGGCACCGTGTGTCTGCTGTGCGCGGGCTGCGGCTCCGATCGCAACGCCATGGATCTGTTTTCGTGAGCGCCTATGCCAAAGTCAAAGAATGGAGAGCGGCCAACAAAGAGAAAGTCGCAGCTCAGGCTCGTCGGTATCGCGCCAAACACTCCGAACGGATAAGAGAAATTCGTAAACGGTATCGAGAACGTAGCCGGGAGGAACGCTTGCCTCGTGAAGCTGAACTGAAACGCGCACAACGCGTTCGAGACCCTGAGGGTGAACAACGCCGACAACGGGAGTTCAAAGCGCGTCAGCGAGCCCTGAAGGTTGAGACCGCAGGTCGACCGCGCCCAGTGTTGTGTGAGATCTGCACAACTGATACCATCGGACGCGTTGTATTTGACCACGATCATGCGACCGGTCAGTTTCGCGGTTGGATTTGCGATCGATGCAACAAAGTGCTGGGGCTCATGAAAGACTCACCCTCTCTGCTCCGTGCGCTTGCAACCTACTTGGAGAACTGCCATGGCCAAGATGAAAGCAGCGACTCGCAACAAGCTCCCGGCGTCTGAATTTGCCCTTCCCGGGACGCGCAAGTATCCGGTCAACGATGCATCTCACGCCCGCAATGCCAAGGCTCGTGCCAGCGAGATGGCGAACAAGGGCAAGATCTCCAAGAGCACCGAGGCCAAGATCGACGCCAAGGCCGACAAGAAGCTGGGCAAGAAGTAACGCCATGCCGCTCGACAAGTCCGGCTCCAAGGCGAGCGTGGGGAAGAACATCAAGACGGAGATGGCGGCGGGCAAGCCCCAGCGCCAAGCCGTTGCGATCGCACTGAGCACCCAGCGGCGCGCTCAGGGCAAGCCCGAGAAACCGCCGCGCACCAAAGGCAAGAAATGAAAAGGTTCCTCTACACCGTCTTCGCGGCCCTGATAGTGGCCGCCACCGTCGGCTGCGCCAGCATGTCGCTCGATGAGCAGCTCGCCACGGCCGAGCTGCAGGTCAACGGCATGGTCCGCTCGGTTGCCGCGGCCCGCCAGGACCAGACCATCCCGCAAGCCGACGGCCTGAAGTTCGCAAGCTATGCCCGGCAGGCCACGGACGCGATCCACGCGGCGCGAGACGCCGAGCGTTCGGGCGACTTGACCACGGCGCAAGGCAAGCTCGCGGTCGTCACGTCGCTGCTATCCAAGCTCTCGGCGTACCTCGTCGAGAACAACATCAAGTAGCGACGCATCACCCACCCTGTGCGTTTTCAGCGCACGTTCCTAGGAGACCCGCATGGATACCGCACAAGCAGCAGTCGCAGCCGGCGAGCTGCTCAACGCCGCCGTCAACGCGCTGGGCCAGTACCAAGCCGCGCAGGCGATCATCGCGAAGGCGCAGGCCGAAGGCCGCACTTCGCTGACCGACGCCGAGTGGGCCGGGATCGACGCGGACAACGCGACGGCCCTGAGCGCGCTCGACCAAGCCAACCTGAAGCCATGAACTTCGACATCGGACCCAACCTGCTATCCCTCATCGGCACGGTCGCTGGCGTGATCGTGCTCTGGATCAAGACCAGCCGCGACCACAGCGCCACGGCCGCCAACGTCGATGCCTTGCACGACAAGGTGGACGCGATGGTGCCGCCCGCACCGGTGTCGACGAGCACCGGCACCACGTCATCGTCGTGACATGACCCAAGCGTCGACTTGCGGTCGGCGCTTCTCGGAGGACCCGTGGACAATGAAGTCTTCCTGAAAGGCATCGACCGCTTGACCAAGCGCGAAGACGCCACTACCGAGCGATGGCTCGCCCTCTTTGAACGACTGGAGAAACTGATGAGTACCGTATCCGATGCCCTGGCCGCCGCCGTGGCCGCCAACTCGCAACTCGTGCAGACCAACGCCACGCTGGCGGCTTCGGTCGTGCAGCTCGCGCAAGGCGAAGGCACGCCCGACAGCGTGCTGCAGCCGATCCTGGACACCCAGACCGCGAACAACACGCTGCTCGCCCAGACCAACGACACGCTGCAGGCCGCCCTGCCGCCTGCGCCACCCCCGCCGGCGCAGTGATGGCGCCGGAATGAAGAGCGCCGCCCGAGGGCGGCGTTTTCGTTTGCACGGCCTCGGAACCTGTGCCAGAATCGCCCCCACTATGAAGTCCGCGCGACCCCGACCGACTACCTCTGGGTGTAATGTCAGCCCGGTAGACGGCCGCGCTTGGAACGCGGAGGCCGCAGGTTCGAATCCTGCCACCCAGACCAGTTCACGATCACGATATTGACGCCTCACCGGGGCGTTATACCGCTATGGACACGGGCCGGGCTGTAACCCCGGCGCTTCGGCAGTCTAGGTTCGATTCCTAGGCGCCCCACCAGTTCAACGGATCGTGCCGAGCAGGGCTCAAAACTGTTTCGAAAGCAGCGGCGGTCAGAGATGGCCGATGGTTCGATTCCTTCACGATCCGCCAATCACCGGGCTTGTGGCCGAGGGGCCGAAGGCAACGGGTTGCTAACCCGTAGGGTCGTTTCGCGGCCCCGCACGTTCGAATCGTGTCAAGCCCGCCAGAATGAAAAACGCCGCCCTCGGGCGGCGTTTGCGTTACATGACGGTGGGCGGATGGAAGATCGGCATCGCGGCGCTCCTTGTTGAAAGAAGCTTCACTGTAGCAGTTGCTACAGGCCGCGTATGCAAGGAAATCTCACTTCTTTTTCATGCCTTTTTCAGCGATCTTCATCGGCAGCCCGTGCTTCTTGTCCATCTTCACGTCCTTGGGCGAGCCCTGCTTGATATTGTTCTTCTTGTCGTAGGCTTTGTCCTGCTTCTCGGTCATCGTCTTGGCCATAGCGGTCTCCGATCTCATTGCCAGTCGCCACTGGCCAGTTGCCGCGACATGCGGCTAGCGCGCCCTGGCGTTTGGCGCGCCCATTTCGAGTCGAGCATCGCTGCGGCCGCGTCGTCCCAGTGACCGTCGCGTGCAGAAGCGAGCATGTGCTGGAACTCGAGCAGCCCGTCGATGCCCATCTGGAACGCCATGCCCACCAGCACGCACTGCCGCGCGTTGGCCGGATTAAAGGTGCCGGAGGGGTCGAGCTGACCAAACCACGGCGCGAGCTGCAGCACGCAGCCCGCCATCGCGCGCGTCGCGTCCTTGTTGTAGGCGTCATCGATCCGCTCGTCCGTCCACACGGTGTCCGGCCCGACGTCAGGCCCGGTGTAGCCGATGCCGATTGTCCAGGGCTCGCCGTGCGTGAGCGGGTCCGGGTACGCGCGGTACTTGCGACCTTCCTCGAAGGTCAGCATCGACTTCAGATCGTGGGCCATTTGAAGTGCCTCCGTTCTTCGCGCGGCCGCACATCGTAGCGGCCGCGCAGGTAGGTGCCGAACACGCTCACGCCCAAGAGCGCCGCGCCGATGACGACGATGCGAAACGCTCGTGCGAGCAGCGAGTAGTCGTCCAGGGCTGCGGCGCAGCCCGCTGCGATCAGCGTCAAGCCCAGCGTGGCCAGCACGCCCGTGCGCACGCGGTGCGACACGATGCCCCACAGACACAGCAAGATGACGACGATCAGGAACACGTCGATGGCACACGGCTTCATGGTGAGTCCTTCTTGCGCAGCCAGCCCGTCAGGATCGCCCCAAACTGGACCTGCCGCACGCCGTCCATGACGGCGGCGAAGGCCACGAGCCCGCCGGCACCACACGCAAACACGATCGCCGAGGCGATGCGCACGGAATCCACGTGCAGATAGTCCACCAGCGCCGGGCCAGCGAAGATCGCCAGCAAGAACCCCAGCAGCAAGTTCGCTACCCGCTCGAGCAGCGTCGTTCCTGGGATGGCCTTCAACCCCAGCAGCGCGCCGGCAAAGGATGCCACGTAGGGGTTTCCGATCCATCCATCGTTCGGGGGGTTCATGGCTTGGGTTCCTGGTCGTCCGCCTCGGCCCCCTTCGCCGCGGCATTGTTGTGGAAGCGCCCATCCGACCCTCTCGGATGGTGTACCTCGAACCGCGCGCGTGCCGCGGCGTCGACTACGGCATCCGCGGGTTGTCCGCGTTGCCCAGCCCCTGCACCGGCTTGACTTTGTTGACCAGCGGCTTCGTGGGCTGCGCCACCTTGGCTGCGGGCTTGAGCACCGCCTTGGGCGCTGCCGGTGGTTTCACCTGTTGCACCTGCGTTGCCTTCTGCACCGCCGGCTGCTTGGCCACCAGCGGCTTGATCGGCTTTGCTGGGACCGCGGATGACCCAGCGCCCGTTTTCGAGGACGGGCCGGTCGACCCGTTCTGCGCCACCGACGCCGACGGCTTGAGCGCCCGGGCCGCTTTCAGCAGCACCGATCCCTTGGGTTGCATGATGCTCTCCTAGTTGAACCTCGCGCAGCCGCTTGGCCACGTCAGGGGTGTAGTGCCGCCCGGCGAGAATCGCCTCGGTGGCTGCTGCATCGACATCATCGGCCGCGCGGATCTGGTGCAGCTGCTCCACGTGCTCCTGGCCCAGCCCGAATTGTCGCAGCACCTCGTCGGTGTTGACGTAGGTCGCCTGCCCCGTCGGGATCGGCTTGGCTGGCGCCGCGGGCGTGAGGTCAGGCTGCCCCTCGGTGGCCGTGCCCGTGGGCAGCGGCTTGGTGGGCGCGGCCGCGCCGGCGATGGGGGGCTGGCCCTCCTTCACCTCGCCCACGGGCGGGCGCTCGGGCGGGTCGAGCAGGTCGGCGCGGTTCATCAGCTCCTGCCGCGTCGTGGGGTCAGCCATGCCCATGGCGGCGGTACGGATCTCGTCGGCCGCAGCCTTGGCCTTCTCCGTCGTCTCGCGGTTCTTGGCATCCTTCAGCACGCGCGCATGTGACTTCTCGAGCGCGTCCCGCACGATGGGCGACTGCGTACCCTGCAACGCGGCGTGGATCTCGTCGGCCTTGGCCTGCTCGTCGGGGGTGAGCTTCGGGCCGGGCTTTGGCGCCGGAGCGGGCGCGGCAGGCGCCGGTGCGCTCTGTTGCTGGCGGGCTTCGACCGCGCCCGGCGTGTGCATGGCAGCGTTCGACGCTTCGTCGGCCGCCACTTCGTGGGGCGCGCCCGTCACCATGGCATCCGGCAGATCCGGGCGGCCGGGCACAGCGGGAATCTGGGAGCCGGCGCCGCGCGCCACCGCACCCAGTTCCTCGCCGCCCGGTGGACCGTTCGGCTGCACGCGGCGCTGGTTCTCGAGGAACGCGTCCAGCGCGTCCACGCCTTCGGGCTTCGGCGCCCCGCCCGCGCCGGGTGCCGTCTCCCAGTCGGGCGTGAGGTCGCCCAGCGGCCCGGGGCCGGGTGCGGCCGGCGCGCCTGCAGTCGGCGCATCGTAGGGCCGTAGCATGAGTTCGGGCTCGGCAGCGGGCGCTGCGGCAGGGGCGCCGCCGATCATCCGCTGCGTGGCTCGGCCGCCCACGGCGTTGTAGGCGCGGCTGGCCGCCACGCGCCCCAGCGCCGTGGCGCCGGCCGTGTGCGCGCCCGCGAGCAGGTCGACCGCGCCGAGACCTGCCACCTGCGCCACGCTGTGCGTCAGGTCGTGGGGCGGCGAGGCGATCAGCTTGCCGACCTTGGCGAGATCGCCGATCGGGCCGCCGTTGTCCAGCGCCATGAAGCGCTTGCCCACCTGCGTGCGGTTCACGATGTCGATGAGCCGGCCGGGCTGGATGAGACCGTCGACCGACTTGCCCACGTCGCCGGACTTCACCAGCATCATGCCGTAGGCATACCCCCGATTGAAGTTCTGGTACTGCTGCCGCTGCGCGGCATCAGGGATGGCGTTCTCCGCGACCTCCTGCACCGCGTCTTGCAAATCGCTGAGCCGACTCACGACGTTCGAGTTGCCGCTGCTGCGCAGATCCTCGTTAATCGCCGTGTTCCAGTCGCGGAAATACGAGCCATCGATCGTGCCGTCGGCGTTGATGTGGTCCTGCAGGTCCTGCACGTAGTTCGGGATGACGCGCTCGGCGCCATCCACGCCTTTGGCCGCGGCTTCCTTGGCAAGCGGCCCGGCCACCGCCATGACGTCCTCGGCGGGCAACTGCACGCCCGCCATGATCTTGGCCGCGCCCTCGCCGTTCGTCTTCATCATCTGCGACAACGCCGTGGACGTCATGCGTGTGGCGCTGGACGTGGGGTCGATCACGTGGATGAGATTCTGGTTGAAGGCCAGTGTGTTCTGGTGGTCGATCGCCGTCGCACCCCCTCCGGCCGCCTGCCCGACATTGCTGGCGACGGTCTTCGCCGCGCCTTCAGGCAGCACGCGATCTGGCGGGATCGTCATCTTGTGCGGGAACTGATCAGCTAGCGCCGCGGTGGCGGCGAGCCCCTCGTCAGGCTTCGGAAGCACCTTGGCGAGGCCCGCGGCCGCGGTGTCCGCCACCGCATTGCCTGCAGCCTTTGCCGCCGGCGCGACCTTCGCTGCTACGCGTCCAGCGGCCTGCGCCGCGGGCGCCGCAGCTGCCGACAGTGCATCGCCGCCCGCCTGCATCGCCGGCTCCATGCCGGGAAGACCCGCAGGGAACAGCCCGCTGATGGCGGGGAGCCACTTCTTGATGGGCTCGCTCTCGGCGATCTGCTGCGTGTAGTCCTCGCCGGTGGGCGTCGACTTGATCGACAGACCGGGGAACGGTCCAGCGCCTTCGGCCAGCGCGCGATTGACCGCGCTTCCTGCTTGATTGAAGCCTTCCTCTGCGGTCTGCGAGGGGTTGACCATACCCGTGGCACCCGGCGGCAGTGGGCCCGGCGTCAGCGCCACGTTCATGTTGTGGGCGATACCCTGCACGAAGCCAGCAGCGCCACCGGCAAGCGCCGGAAACGACGACAGGATTCCTCGAGCGGTGTTCAACCCGGCTTCGACCGCGCCATGGATCTTCTGCCCCAGCGACGGTTCCTGGTAGTGGGGCTGAGCGGCGATCTGCGCAGCCGAGCCGGGCACGCCAGCTTCGCGCGGGTCGACGACCGGCGCAGGAGGGTCCGGCACGAACCGGCCGGCGCTGGGCGAGGGGGCGTCTGGGATGAACGGCATGTCAGTTCTGCCACGTCCCCGGCACACCGCCGACGATCACGCGCGTGCCGTTGGGTAGGCCCGCAGCCCGCGCTTCGGCTTCCGAAGCGAAGGAACGCGGCGCTGCTGCAGGCGACGCGCCTGATGCGGCCGCTGCCGCGCCCACGGCGCTCGTGCCGTGCGGGAAGACATCGTGCAGGTGCTGCTGCGTGGTTTGCAGCGTCTCTTCACCCTGCGCACGAGCATTCGCAGCCTCGGTACGCATCACGCCGATCGTGCCCATGATCTGGCTGGGCGTAAGGTCGAGGTTCGCGAGCTTGTCACCGGTCTGCTGGGCCTGCACGGCGAGTTGCGCATTGGACAGCGGCGAGACGATGACGCGCTGGTGCTCGCGCGCAAGACCGACGAGCGCCGTGTCGAGATTGTGGCCGTCGACCGAACCCAGAGCGAGGCGTACCTTGTTGTAGGGCGCGTTGAACAGCGGGCCGCCTTCGGTGGCACCACCCTTGGCGAGCAGCGACTGCACGAGCGCGGCTTGCTTGTCGAGGGTACCGTTCAACTGCTCCACGGCCGTGACGTACTTGGTGCGGTCGGCGAGCGTCTTCGACAGAGCCGCATACTGCGCCTTGTTCGTGCCGATATCGGCCGGCGACAGGCCGAGTTGAGACGCCATCTCGGGCATGTGGTTGTCGACCGCACGGATCATCTGCGCGCCTTGCGTCGAACGGCTCAGACCCACGCGCCACGACTGATCGCCGCCGAGCGCGAGCGTCGTGAAGAAGTCCACCGAGGCGGGGTTGATGCCGCCGATCGGGTTGCCCTTCTCGTCGATCCCCGCGGCGCCCTTGCCGAGCTGCACAGTGTTCTGCGCGCCCTGGGTCTGCAGGTACTGCTGCGCGAGGTTCTGGATGTGCTCGCGCCGGCCCTTGGCCGTCGAGATGTTGGCCAGCGTCGACGGATCGCGTGCCACGGTCAGCACGGACTGCCGATCCTCGGGCGACAGCTTCGAGAGGAACTGGTCCGGTGCGACCGGAGCACCTGCCGGCGACGTCGCGCCCGGCAGGCCGCCCGTGCCGCCCACACCAGTGCCGCCCGCTGCAACGCCCACCGCGCCCGGGCTGTACTTCGTGATCGAGTGCGTCGCCGATTGCACGGCACGAAGCGCGGTAGGCAGATCCGGATAGTTCTTCGGATCTTGCGCCATGAGCTGCTCGGCGGCCATGACATCATCACGCCCGGAGCCGAGACGGATCGGACGCTGGAACACGTTCATGTCGTAGAGCCGATCCATGATCTTCGCGCGATCGGCATCGTTGTTCGCGTCCAGGTGCATTGCCTTGCCGTAGTTCCTGACGATTTGCTCGTCGATCAACGCCTTGTTGGCCGGCTGGAACGCGGCCTTGTTCTGCTCGATGAGTTCCTGCACGCGCGGATCGCTCGCACCGGCCTGCAGCTTGGACTGCATGTCGGGGTGGCCGAGCACCGCCAGCGCCGAGCCCATCGCGCCGATGCGATTCGTCTCCTTGCTCATGTCGAACGCACGCACGGTCGACGTGGTCGGGTTCGTCGGGTCAGTCAGCATCGGCCCGATGTAGGACAGCGGATTGCCGTCGGGGCCCATGATGTCCGTGGTGTAGCGCACCGACGGGATCACCATGTTGACGTGCGTCGACCCGTCGGCCGACATCCCGGGCCGCAGCGCCGTGATTTCGGCTTTCGTGATGTGGCCCCCGTAGGGCGACGGCGCACCGATGCTGCGCTGCAGCAGCGGCTGGTAGATGCCGTTCAGACCCTGCAGCATGAGACCCTGGTTGTTGGTCTGCATGCCGTCGTGGAAGTTGTTGAGGGAGGTCTGTAGGGCAGGCAGATCCGACGGCGATCGGCCGAACGTGTGCGCCATCGCGAGCGCGAAATCGCCGTCGCTCACGTCGTCCATGGTGATGCGGCCGGTCTGCAACTGCGACATCGTGTTTTGGGCCTGCTGGCTCAGCGCCGCATAGCGCTGTTGCGCCGGCGACTGGGCCTGCGCCACCGGGGCGCTCGCGGCCGCCGGGCCGGGCGCCGCGTTCAGCGGCTGGTCCTGCGCCGGCGGCATACCGACGGGCCCGGACTGCGGCGAGAGGCCCGTGGCCGCGCCCATCGCCGAGGGTTGGCCGCCCAGCGCGCTGGGCATGGGCGTGGCAGCCGCGCCCTGCACGGCACCCGTCGTGGGCGGCGTGACCGGCCCGCTGGGCGCGGCCGGCGGCGTCGGCGCACCGCCCACGTCCGGCAACTGGTCGGGCGCACCGGACGCAGGCAGGCCGCTCGTATCGGCGCTGGCGACATTCGGCCGGCCCATGGGCGTCGTGCCGCCGGGCGGCGGGGCCGGGCTCGTGACGCCGAACGGCGACGTCGCATCCGGCAACCGGCCGTTGGGCGACTGCGCGATGCCCTGCTGCATGCTCTCGAGCTGCACCTGCGCCTGCGCCAGCTCCGCGTGCAGGGAGTCCGGAACCTGCCCGCCGGCGGCCACGATCTGCTGGGCCCGCTTCTGGATCGCGTCCACCTGCGCCTGCACGGCCGCCACGCGCGAGGCATCCATCAGTCGGCCGTAGCGGTCCTGCTCCATCTGCATGAGCCGGGACTCGTTCTGCTCCTTCAGCGCCTGCTCGCGCTCGAACTCGCGGCGATGTTCCTGCTGCGCGGCGATGCCCATCCCGGCCTGCAGACCGCTGGTCAGGCCTTCCGCAATCGCACCACCGACACCATACGGCATGATCGTTCCTTCACCAAGGGATCATCAGCGCGAGCGCTGCGAGCGTGCCGCCGAGCTGCATGTATCCGGCCTTGCGCTGCGCGCTGATCTGCGTGTTCTCGGCGTTGCGCTGCGCCTCTTGCGTGGCCGCGTCGCCCAGCAGGCTCATGGCCTGGTTCTGTTCCTGCTGGCCCACGCTCGCCAGCGAGGCACCGACACCGAATCCGGGCATGGTCAACTCCCCAAGTTGGCGGCCGCCTGGGCCACCTGCGACACCGAGGGTGCCGGGTTGCCGAGGATCGACTGCTGGTTCTGGACGGTCAGGTCATGAGCGACATTCTGCCCCTGCACCGTCGCGAGGCTCTGCGAGAGATTCTGTTGACGCGCCTGCGCAGCCTGTTGCTGCGGGTTCAAGGTGATACCCTCGCCCTGCAGCGCGCGCGCCATCGCGCCTTGCTGCGCACCGTAGGCCTGCGTGACGTCGGTCTTGGCCTGCGCCATCGCCTTGCTGGCCTGCGTCGGGTCGGTCGCATAGCTGATGAGCTGGTTCTCGATCGGCACGAAGGTGCTCTCGTACTGCTGCCACATCTGCTGCGTGAGCGCGGCGTAGGTGTCGCTCGCGCTCATGCCTTGTGTGAGCCCAAGCTGACCGTAGGCCGGATCCGCGGCCGGCGGCGTGCCGCCCGTCTGGATCCCGGCATTCGGCGACCAGCCGTAACCCTCGGCCTGATAGGCGTTGCCGCCCTGCGCGTACGGCGCCGGCGCGGGCACCGGGCCTCCCACGGCACCGCCGCTATTCGTGAAGTCTTGCGATCCGGTGGCCATGCGTTACCCCGGCCCGACAAATGCCGACGGGTTGTTCATCGTGCCGTTGTAGCCGTTCGGGTTCGAGCCCATGCCGACCGGCGGTGGGTTGGGCTGTCCGAGTTTGTAGCCCGCATAGGCACCCGCCACCTGCCCCACAGCGCCCATGACCCCTTCCTGTTCCTCGAGCGCGGCCTGCGCGTCGGCCTGCGCCTGCACGGCGCTGTTGCTGGCGGCCTGCGCCATGCTTGACCCGACGGTGGCGGCCTGCCCCTGCCCGATCTGGGTCAGGGCCTGCAGGCCTTGCGTGTAGGCCTGCGTCACCTGCTGGTCGGACACCATCTGGCCCAGCCCCGAGGACTTCGCCTGATTCGTGTTGATGCCTGTCACCCCCAGGTCGTAGCGGCCCGAGCCCGGCTTGGCGCCGGCGGCGGTCAGGGACTTCTCGAGCGCGGAGCCCGCGCGACTGAACTGGATCGCGGAGTCGGTGGCCGCGTGGCCCTTGGTCTCGGCGCGCAGCCACGAGTTGTCGCCACCCTCCTTCTCGATCTGGGCGGCGAGGTTCTGCTGCACGGGCAGCCAGCGCTTCGTGTAGTCGGCCATAACGTCGACTGCATGCTGCGCCAGCGCCTTCTGTGCCGAAGTTTCAGGGATCGACCCTTGACCGCCACCCATCGACGTACCTCATGAACTCCAACGTGCCGCGGCGTTGCCAGCGGCTGTCCAAACGCCTGACCCAGCCCTTGCGCCGGGTCTCGAAAGCGATCGTGTGGGCTCCGAGATCGCGGGCCAGTTGTTGGACCGCGGGTTCAAGTCGCTCGATGGCGCCGTGATGCGTGACCACGGCCATCAGGATGAAAAGCTCGAGATTTTCACCGAACGGCCGCAGGCTCACCACCAGCACGCCCTGCGGCCCATAGAAGCACAGGGCCTCCTTAGCCCGGCATTGTGCCTGCATTTCCTCCACTTCGAAAGCCGCCAGCAGCGGCTTTCGAAGTGAGCGCGCGGCGCGCGCAATGGCCTCGCCGGTCTCGTCGATCAGGAATCCGTTCACGGCACGCTGAAGGTGGGATCGTCTTTCTGCCCGGCTGGGTTGGTGATCGTCAAGCCGCCGCCATCCTGCAGCACGCGCGTGAGCAATTTTCCGCTGACCTTCACCACGAACCCGTCGGTCGACGAGTTGATCAGCGTGTTGATGTTCAAGTTCATGTTCTGCTGATCGGTGAGCGCGGCCTCCAGAGCCTGGATGCGCGCCACCAACGCCGTGACCACCGCGGCCCACGCGCGCTGGTCGAACTGCTCGCCGCGGGGAATGGTGATGGGGGGCTTGCCGAAAGCCATGGTCAGGTGGCGTTGAACTGCAGGGATGCAGGCACGAGACCCAGTTCGTCGATCGTCTCGGCGAGTTGCAGCGAACGGATTCGCGAGGTGCCGATGAACTCCCACTCGATCGACTGGTACTGATCGCCACTGCCTGCTGCGGGCACCCGGAACTCCGTTGTGTTGTCGATCGCCCCGCCGTAAATCTGCACGTCATCGGCGTACAGGTTCAGCACGATGTTGGTGAAGTCCTGTGCCTTCATCTGCGCGAACTGGAAGACCGCGGGCCGCTCGAGCAGGCTCAGCTTGCCACGATACTTGTAGACCATGCTGCCCGAGCCGCTCGGCGAGTCGAACTCGTAGATCGTGTGGCTGTCGGGCGTGGGCGCTGTCGAGCCGAGCGGCAGGTTCGGATCGGTCGGCTCGCTCACGAAGTCCAGCACGAGATAGAGCTTGTCGGTCAGCGGATCGTTGTAGGCGGCCGTGGCGTGGAAGCCGAGTGGTACGAGGCCACCGCCATTCGGATTCGGGTCGAGCGCGTAGCCCCCCTTCACGCTGCCCGTGTCGTAGAAAAAGAACAGGATGTTGTTGTGCACGACGCACAGTATCGAGCTGGGGTTCAGCGCCTGCCACTGCTGGTAGGTGAACAAGCCGTCCGTGAGATTGATGATCTGGTTCGGCCCCTGGATGGCCTCGAGCCCCAACGCCGTCGCGCCCACGACACCCACGTTGCGCAGGAACGTGACCGAGCGCTTCGAGACGCACGCACGTGCGAACTCGAACTTGCTCATCGCGTACTGCGAGGGGTCGACACCTGATGCCACGTAGGGGAAGCTCTTCGTCCACACGACGATCGTCGTGTCGATGTTGGCAGTACCTACGATGTCGGTGTCGGTCGTGAGCTGGTACTCGACAGGCCATGCATGCGGGTGGTTTTGCGCCGACAACCCCAGGATGTTGCCTTGAAAGTTGGACATCACCCCGTTGGGCAACGCGAGCATCCCCTGCGCATCGGCCATCGGCAGATCCCAAAGAGAGGACGGTAGTTCCTCGCCCAACTGAAAATCGGACAGCGTGTCGTTGTAGCTGTAGCCGAACGGGTGGCCCAGCGGATCGTTCATCAGGATCTCGGCCACGAAGCGGTAGATCGTGCCGCTTGCTCCCGTGGCCGCGCGATACAGACGCGCCGCCACGACGTTGTAGGCGTCGTACCCCGATTCCAGATTCTGGTTGATGTGAACGAGATTCGCGTCGCCTTGTCCCGTCGGCGTCGGGATCGACAGCGGGTTGGGCGTACCACGTGGCGAGGCGAGACTGACCGCTGCCAAGCCGGGTGCCGATTCCTCGCCGATGTCGTTCACATACGTGTAGACGTAGGCTGTCACCGCAAACGGATCGGAACCCGTCACCGGTGTGTAAGTGATGTTGAACGGCGATGACTGCGGCGCGGGAACGCCCAGCGGCCGCACGTTCATCGGGTAGGGCTCATGGCCAGCCGTACCACTCGTGGCCATGTCGTAGTTCGTCCACACCGGTGTCGAGTAGTCGGTCGGATCGGTGATGAACAGCCGGAACGTCGTATCACCGGGCACCGGCCCGCGCACGGCATCCGCGTCGTGCTGCCAGGACAGCCACGCCCCATTCAGGAGGTAGATCGACAGGATGGGCGCCGACTGCGCGAGCTGATGCGTCAACGCGAACTGGCGCCACGCTTCGAGATCGCCCGAGAGCAGCCGCGCGTTGGTCGCATCCTGACCTGCGTTGGCGGGCAGCAGCCGCGGCGACGTGCGCGGGAACACGCCTTGGAAGGTGTCCTGGGTGCGTTGCATTGTCAGCCTGTGCGTGTCGCGACAATGGACGAGTAGGCGGTCATGGAGCCGCCCCCTATCCAGTCTCCTTGCACCACCGCGTAGTAGGTTGTCGGAACCGACAGATTGACGATCTGGTTGCACCGTTCCACGGTGAAGATGGGGCCGACCTGCGTGAGGCCGGCCGCGCCGAATTGGCGCGTACCGTAGCGTTCGTCCTTCGTGCCGGGCAGCGAGTTGTTCACCGTGTTGATGCCCCATTGCAGCGCAGTCACGGTGACCGTGCCGCTGGCCACCGTGAAACCTACCATGCAATCGATGCGCCATTGCCCCGGTGGCAGCAAAAGACCGCCATTGCAGTCCGCCGCCACACCTGTTGTGAGACTCGTACCCGGCGAAGCGTTGAAGTTGCGTTGTTTCTCGCCGATCACTCCGGCTTCAACACCCGAGCCGTCGATACGGCCCATCGGCATGCCGGTCTTGCCGGCGGCCACTGACGTGATACGGTGGTCATTGGTGTCACGTCGGTAGGTGCCTTTCATGATCATCGAACCGGGGCTCGAGATCGGCGGCAAAATGCCGTTCAGGTTGAATGGCGTTCCCGTCGAGCCGTCAACACCCCAACTGATGCCCCCGGCCGACGTGGTGCCGATCGGCCCTCCGAAAAATTCGATCTCCCAGTCGTAGCTCGCGTTATTGCCCAAGGGCAGGTTGATGGTGTAGTCGGCAATCCCGCCACCGGCCGTGGAAAAGAAATGGTAACGCTCGACACCGATGTTCTTTTGCGCGGCCTCCGTCGTGGAGTTTGAAATCCACGCGCTGTCGGTGTACTGTACCGGGGCATCGAACTCCCAGTACGCATGCATCAGGTTGCGGTTGAAGTTTCCGTTTGCGTCCTTCGTGCGATCGCCCATCTCGATGCGGTAGGCATAGTTGCTGTCATCAATCTCAGCAATACCCACCGAGAAATGGAACGGCGTCTGACCACCCATGGCGCCCCAGCGCCACTCGCACATCCATGAGTCGGAGTAGCCGTAGATGAGCTGGTTGCCGTGGTTCTGCAGGAACGGTCGCGTCGACAGGTTCGTGTAGACGAGCGTACCCGTACCCGCACCAGAAGCAATGTACGTCGGGGTGGAGTTCGTGATCGGCGATACCGACAGCACAAACTGCTTGCTCTTGTCCGAAAGATAGCCCGGCGTGTCGACGTAGTAGACCTGGTTCGAGTTGATGTGTGTCGGCAGCGTGCCAGTGGTGTAGAACCCCAAGCGATGATTCGGCTGCAGCCCATGCGCTGCGGCCATCGTGATCATCAGGTTGCCCTTGCCGTCGTCGCTGACGGTCTGCACGGTGTGCAGCAAATCGCCCCATGACTTCACATCCGGCGCCGAGCACAAAGGCGACAGGAACGACACCATGGCATCGCCATTGAACGTGCTTGTCTGGTTGGCGTTGCCCCCTGTGTTCAGGTCGAGCAGGTACTGCCAATTCGTACCGTTGACACCATCGAGCTGCACCCCGTTGAAATTCCCGAGCGTCGGGAACGTGGTGTAGGCCTGGGGCGCGGTACCTGCCGTGGTGATGTCGATTGCCGAGCCGCCCATCGTGAGCGAAAGCTGGCAGGTCTTCGCACCGCCGTTGTAATTGATGACGTAGTAGGGTGTGAGCGGATTCAACGGCGCCGCCAGCGTGCCGTAGACGATCACACCACCCGACAACTGACCGTTCGGCACGGTGTAGACCACCATGTTGTTGGCCAGATTGTTCTTCGACAGCGTGAGCACGTTGGTCGACGTGTTCACGGTGAACGTACCTTGCGTGCCCACGCCATCCGAACGCGTGAAGATATTGCCCCAGAACGAGACGTTCTTGTACTCGACGATGCCGAACTGCGCATTCAGTCGCGAGTCGCCGTCAGCGAGGAAATTGATGCCTACGGCGTCAGCCGAGAAATTCACCCCGTGCGGGTGGCACAGGTTGTCGCTGATCGTGCCGCCCGTCCAGTCGTTGCCGCCGCCGTCGAACCGACCCCAGTCATTCCATTCGGAGTACCCCAATGCCCAGTATTTGCGCCCGGCGAAAAAGATCGCACCGGAGTTCACCGAACGGAACACCGGCGCCGACCACATATTGCCCGTGGTGGCGTAGAAACCCGATGCCTCGCCGAGCCGGATGCCCCAGCCATTGTTGCCACCCACCGCCCAGTGGCCCGACATCACCATGTCGTTGCCGCCGGCGTCCAGCCCGTGGTTCATGCCGCTGACGTTCAGCGAGCCGTTGTTCAGGAAGCGGATCGAGTGACCATGGAACCGGCCGTTGCCGGCCTCGATGACCATCCCGGAGCCCGGGAAGCCATTGATGTCCATGTTGTAGTATTCGCCGGCTACGTAGTCCTTGTTGCCGGTATAGAACGGGTCTCCGTCGGTCGGATTGTTCGCGTTGTTCGGATTCGGGATGCGGATTGCCGAAACCGGATTCGTCTGCGTCGTGCCGGTTGCATCGAGGTTCAAGCCGCGATACACCGGGGAGTATGCAAGATTGCCGCTCGTCTGCGGGCTGATGCGCGCCACGCGGATGAAAGACGCATCGGCTCCCGCGCCGTACGGGTTGCTGCTGCCATTGAGCAGCCCTGCGTAGTTCGCTGTCGTCGCCGGCAGGTTGTTGCCCGGCTGTAGCACGTTCACGCCGCGCGCGTCGTTCGGGAATGAGGTCGTCGGGTCGAGGTCGAAAATCGAGCTGACCACGATGATGCCGACCGTCGGAAAGCGTGCCCGTGATTTCAACCCCGCCGGGAATGCGCCCGTGCCCGGCTGCAACTGCGTGCGGATGTCGGCAAGATTGTCGGTCGTGCCATCGGCGACGATGCCGCCTACCAACTCCGCATCGGCCGTGGTCGGCACCGACAGCGTGACCGTATCGCCAGCACGTGTGGCCGTGAGACCGTCGGTGAAATTCAGCACCGTGGCGTCGGGTCCGCCGAGCGGCGTGGCGTTGGCCTGGAACTGCAGCGTCAGGCCGAAATTGACGCCGTCCTGCTCCTGCTGCGGCATGTCCACGCCGAAGCCGCCGGACTGAGGGGTGCCTGCACTGATGCCGAACATGGGTCAGATACCCCAGGTACCAAAGGGGCGCGGCCGCGCGCGCATCGAGCCCGTGTTGTAGGCCCGCTGCGCCTCGGTCTTGCCGTTGGCGATGGCGCTCGAAAAGTCCTTCTTGTAGGCCATGGCCTGCTGCAGATCGAACCACGGCTCGCCACGCATGGCCAGCAGGTACGAGAGCGCGCCCGCCTCGAAGTCATTCGAATACTTGATGAGCGGATCCGTGGGAACCTGCGCGGTGGCCGCGGCAGATTCCTTCGGCGCCACGATGAGGGTCATCGTCAGCGTGTAGGCCTGGTCCGGTGCCGGATCCAGCGCAAAGCCGCCTTCAGCCAAGTAGCAGTAGCGCAGCGGGCGCTGGGACGGGAAGTTCGGATTCCACAGCGTGGAGTCGGAAGCCTGCACGGGGAACGCGGTCGTCGTGCCATCGGAATTCGTCACCGTGACAGACATCGCGCGGATGCCCATGATGTCCAGGTTGTCGTCCGTGCCCAACGTGTAGGTGCGTTGGTCGACGAGCGTCTCGCCACCCAGATTCAATCGCAGCCACTGCGTCTGCTGGCACCACTCGCGCATCATGCGCGTGTAGGCCCGCCGCACGGTCGGCAGCGGCGCCTTGCGGCACAACTGACGCACGTTCGTGAGCTGGTCATCGAGCGCGGCGAGGTTCAAACTCATACCGGCGTTCCGTCAGCGATGGTGGGCGAGATGAACGGGATCTTCTTGTCGCTCAGGCCCACGGCCTGCGCCCACTGTTCGTAGTAGAACTGCGACTTTGCGATGTCCTGCTTCTTCGTGTTGACCGCGTAGGCACGGTGCAGCGCGAAGCTCTTGACGGGCATCACCCAGGCGTCGGACAGCGCAAACGAGTCGCCCGTTTCGGGCACAGGAGGCACGAACGCGAAACGGCCGGTGATCTGCGCGCTGGAACTCGCCGGCGGATAGACCATGAAGTCCAGCGGCGAACGCGGGTCGTAGGTCCAGTGCACGATGTCGGTGGCCTGCGCCTGCGAGAACCACGTGGGGTCGGTCACCTCGAGCAGTGCACGGTCCACGAGCGTGATCGGCTTGCCACTGGCCGCGTTGCAGAAAATGTCCAGCACCGCGGTGTGCGCGGCCAACCGTTGCGCCACACCGGCCACGAGACTCGTCGTGACAACCTCGGTACACGCATCGGGTTTCGCGAGCACCGTGGCGCTGTATGCCTCCCACATCCAGCCGTAGAGGTCGGCATTCGAATACGTCGTGCTGGAGGCATCCAACAGGATGCTCCGCATGTCGGCTTGAATGACTTCGACCAGGAACGGCATGGGGTATCCGCTGGATCAGTCCGCGAGATCGCTGCTCGTGGAAGCCGTCGCGGCCTCTTCCGCCTTCGCGTTGGCCGTGGCGATGACCATCTTGCGCATCGTCTTCGGGTCGAGCTTCGGATCGAGCGCGAGGCCCAGCTCGTTGAACGCGAAGGTCGTCAGTTCTTCCTTGGTCATCGTGCCGACGTCGACCTCGGGCTTCTCGTCTTCGACCGAGCTGTCGACGATGCGCCGCACCGCCGACACCGACTTGATGTAGGCCTGCCGCTCGGCGAGCGTCGCGGTGGGCTTGCCGCGGTACGGCCGCCAGTCGGCCAGCGCCGCCGTGTTCTTGACGTTCGGGATCAGCCGCGCGTCGTAGATGTTGATCAGGAACGGCACCTTCGAGTCCTGCTTCATCTCCTTTTGCTTCGCGGACAGGACGCTTTCCTGATCGCCGCTGATGACGTGGGCCATGCTTCTTCCTTTCAATGGACGACCGGCGCCACGAGGGCGCCGGGTTGCGGGTCAAGCCGGCCGGCAGCCGGCAACGAATCGATCAGGCGCCCGACGGGCCGGCACCACTGCCGGTGACCGCGCGATGCTTGATCGCGCCCTGGTTGCCCTTGGTGCCGCCACCTTCACCGCCCGGCTGGTTGGTGATGTGGCCGCTCGGGTAGCGCGCCGAGTGCTTGCTGCCAGCCTTCGACAGCTCGCGGGTGATGGTGTCGGGCGGCATGGCGAACGTCTCGCCGGACGCCGGGCCGTAGGGGTTCTTGGTGGTGAGGGCCATGAGGATCTCCAGTGAAGGTTGCGGGTCATGCATAGCCGGCCGCAAAACCGGCTACGAGCGAGGCGTCAGCCGCGCATCACGACGCCCATGCCCAGGTACTTGCCCTGGATCGTCTTGAAGCCGTAGACCATGAGGCCACGGATGATGTACCCGAAGTCGTTCGGGTTGGTGATCATCTCGTTTTCCACGATCTGCGCGGCGAACGTGAGGCCCGCCGAGTGGCCGAACATCACGTAGGTGGCCGGGCCCGGCGACACCTGCGTGAGGAGGTTGCGCGACTGGTACAGCGTGAAGCGGTCCACCTCGCCGACCTTGCCGTTGCGCAGAATCGAGATCCCGTCACCGGCAAGCGATGCGATGCGCAGGTCGGACTTCTTGATCGCCGCCATGAACCAGGGCGGACCGACGAACCAGCGCCCCTCGTCAGGCACGTTCTGTTCATCGAGCACCGTGCCGCAATCCACGAGGTAGTTGACCACCGTCGAGCCCGTGATGGACACGGGCGTCGTGGAGTCCCCGAGCACGATGTGCCCGGAGTCCGCGCCGGCGTTGTTGCCCTGGTTGGCCGCATCGACCTGCGCCGGGATGGTCGTGAGCACGTCCGCGTCGGCGGCAATGCGCAACTGGATCGACGCGTCGTTGGCGAACACGTCGGCCATGTCGATATCGGACTGGCGGGCGTCCACGAGCGTGAGTGCGACCGCGAAGGACTTCGCACGGTCGATCGTCAGCGTGACCGACGGGCTCGAGGGGTACTGGGCCGTCAGGCCCGCGCCCACGATGTAGTCCGAGACGGTGACGTCGGGGATCGTGCGGATCTTGACCGTGGCGCCGAACGCCGCGATCTCGCCTTCGTAGTCGGTCGAGGCGATCTCGCCGAACACGGTGGACTTGTAGAACTTCTCGACCAGCTTGCCCGAGTAGATTTCCGGGTCGTAGTTGATCGTGCCCGAGACCCCGTAGTCGGGGAGGGCGGTGGCGCGATTGACACCCATGGTGATGCTCCGGTGAAGCCTTCAGGCCTCGCAGAGGCTCAAGCTGCGGACAGCTTGCCCCGGCGAGGGGTAATGGCCAACCGAGCTTCGAACCGAGCGCGATCTTCCGCACTGACCCGGTCCCCGTTGCGATCGAGCGACGCGCGCTTGTAGAACTCCTGGATCTCCCTCGGTGACAGCGGTGTGAGCCCCTGCACCTCGGCGGGCGTGGGCGCCGCGATCGGCGCCGCACCGCTCGCTCCCCCGCCGTGCGGCACCACGGGGGGTACCGGCACAGGAGCAGCCGCTGGAGGCATCAGCGACGCATCGTAAGCCCGGAAGAGGCTCGCGGCACCTTCGGCATCGCCGTTGTGCACGTACTCGTTGAGCATCTTCTGGCGCTGGATGCGAGTCGCCGGGTCCACCATGGACAGCCACACGCCAAATGCAGGGTCGACGTCCGTCGTGCGCCAGCCCGGCACCAACTCGTCGAGTTGGCCGTAGAGCCGATTCACGCGCTCTTGCTTCCGGTCGACGACCTCACGTTCGCGGGCTTCACGCAGGGGTTTCACCTGCGCTTCCACCTGGGTGCGAACCCGGGAGTCAGCGACTCGGTCAGCGAGGGACGCCATCACCTGACACTGTTCCTCGCCGTACTTCTCGATCATCTCGGGCGTGAGCCACTGGGTGATGTCGATTGGCGCGCGCGGAGCGGCGTCTTGGAGCTTGCGGATCTCGTCTTCAAGCGTCGTCACCCGTTGCTGCAACGCCGCATTCGTGTCTCGGGCGCTCCGCAGTTCGCCTTCGCGAACACGGATCTGGCCTTCGACGACACTGAAGCGGTGCTTCCAGTAAGCCGGATCCGAGTGCCGCGGGTCGTCTACCGGCGGTTGTGCCGGAGGCGTGGCGGCGACGGGCGGCTGGGCCGGTGGTGTCGCAGCGATCGGGGGTGGCGTTTCGGCAGGCGCCGAGGCCGGAGGGTCGGTGGAAACACCCGGTTCGGTCGGCGCGGGAGCAGTGCGCAGAGCGATCCGCTCTTGTACGCGCACCATCTGATCGCGCAACGCCCGATGGGGTTGCCTCTCGTTCAAGGCTGGTGAAGCCGTCATTCAAGTCTCCGATCCGACCCTGGCAGGGGGCGGGCATCAGAAACGGGAGGCTTGGGTCGCGGTTCCCGGGGTCTAGGCGCCGAGTTCCGGTTCGCTGTCGACGACCCGAGGGGGGCGACGCGAGGAAACTGGCGGTGTTGCGGGCTTGGCGGCGCGCTCGAGTTCCACGATCAACTCGTCGATCGCGTTGGCAGCACCCTGGGCGCGGAAGATGTCCTCGCCGCGGGCGCCGCGCAACCTGGTGTCGTAGCGCGTTCGCTCGGCTCGCAGCAGCCTTTGAAGGACTTGACCGTCAGGGCTGCGCGTGAAGCGCATCAGGAAGGTCCGATCCGACTCATCGAGCTGCATGCTGCTGCGCAATGTATCACTGGTCGGGAACGGGGGTCAAATCACTGTGTCAGCGCCGACAGGTGCTCGCGCGACAAGGGATTGCGCCACGCACGCACGCCGCGCAGATACAGCACGCCACCCGTGGTGCTGATGCCCAGATCGAAAGAGGTGTAGGCCACCTTCTGCGCGAAAGCGTCCGCCGTGTGCAATGCGAATGCAAAGACTGTCCCATTGACTGCCAAGAGCAAGTTGCCTGGGCTGACCGATGCCGCAACCTTGTTCACGATACCTGCGGAAAGCGCGAAACCGGTGCTTGCGAGTGTCACCGTGGTGCCGTTGACGGCCCATGCCAATGTCACGATCCCTGTGGCGTCGGCCGTAAGCAGGATTTCGTTGCTCGGCGTACCGTCGGAGACTCCAGCGAGCCGTATGCCAGCGACAAAATTTACGGGTTGCACTTCGATGTAGTAGGCCAGCCCCATCGTCGTCGGAAAGAACGGCATGGGCAACGCGATAGCCGCCTGATCACGGTTACGCACCGTCGTCGAGCCCGCAGTCGACAGGCGCGACGTCACGAAGGCGCCCAGCTCGAGCTGTGCACCGCCAAACACTACGGCATCACCGTTGGTGACGATCTGCACGCCCACGGTCATCGTGGTGCTGGAGGCCACCTGCGTCTGCGTGAATCGCGTCAGTGTGCTTGAGACCGCCACGGCGTTCCACGTCGTGCCGCCGTCGGTGGAGATATTGATGGTGCCCGTGCCGGTCTTGCGCTTGAGGTCGATCGAGAAGACATAGGTCGACCCGTTGACGACGGTGATCGCCTGCGTGATCGTGCCATTGGCCGCGCTCGCTGTGAGCGAACCGTAGTCGAGCGTGCCATCCGGACCGGTGTCGGTATTCGCCGTCCCGGTGGTGTTGGTCTTCGTCCAGCTCGCGTTGTTCGGCGCATCGGAGCGCAGGCACAGATTCGTGCGCGCTTCCTCCATGAACAGGCCCAGCGGGTTGTGGTTCACGTCCCAGTCGAAACGCGCGGCGCCGGAGGCTGCCGTCTGCATCGTATAGGTCTGGTCGAAGTAGCGCGCCGTGGTCGCGCGCGTGAACACCACCATGGGATCCATGGTCAGCCCGACCATCGTCAGGCGTAGCGCCGCCTTGCGCGACTTCAACAAGTGACGCGGCAGTGGCATGTCAGGCCTCGACGGAGCGCAGCGAGATGTCGAAGACGGTGGAGTTCGCACCCGGCGTCCAGCCGCCGTTGGTCACGAGGTAACCATAGACGTTGCCTGAAGCGTCGGTTGTCACCTGCTTGAGCGTGTTGTCGACCTGCACGAACAGGTTGGAGCCGACGTCGGCAATCACGCCAAAGTCGACGTAGCCCATGTAGTTCGTCAGGTCCCCGGATGGTAGGTCCCAGGCTGCGTTGTCCGCGAGCGCCGACGGCGGTGTGGCATTGTAGAGGTGCAGCCGGAAGCTGGTCATCCCTGCCGGTACCGCCGTGACCTCGTGCGTCAGGTCGATGGACGTGAGGAAGATCTCCTTGCTCGCCGGCCCCAGGCTCGCGAACGTGAGTGCTGCCGTCGAACCCGTGCCGATCACATCCCCGGCAGTGTAGGCCGTCGTGTTGGCCGGTCGCGTGACCTGCAGCCGCACGCGGCGGCCGGTGGACGTGACCTCCATGCGGCTGCCGGAGACCGCACCGGCTACCGTGCCGATATCGCGTGAGATCGAGCGCAGCTTGGCCGAGTTCGTTCCCGTGGCACCTGCCGTGATCGCGGCGTCGTTGGCGGTGCCCATGAGCGCGTCATCCGTGGCGACGCTGACCGCCAATGCCACGGCTGTCGCCTGCGCTCCATGTGCGGCTGCCACGGTACCGATATCGCGCGAGATCGAACGCAACTTGGCCGACACCGAGCCCGAGGCGCCGGCGGTGACCGCGACATCTGCGATCGCGCCCTGGGTGACGTCAGCGCCATCGACGATCGCCCCCGAGGCAATCGAACCGGAAGCGTAAGCCCCCGAGGCCACGGCACCCGAGGCCATCGTGACCGCTCCGCCGCCCCCGCCACCTCCGCCGCCCGTGCCCGCGAGCGTGAACGTGCCCGCTGGTCCCTGTACGTAGGGTCCCGTGCCGTCGGACTTCTTCTGCCAGTAGCCGCCGCCGCCAGGGAGTTCGAAATAGTCGGTGGTGGACATCATTACATCCCCTGTTGCGGCGCGCCGGCGGCGCCTGCTGAAGCCGGCATGTGCTTGGCGATGGCCGCGGTGACGATGCCTGCAATGGCTTTGGTCTGCTGGCCCGCGGTCTCGCGCTGGGCGATGGCCGCTTCCTTCTGCGCCTGCATGTTGGCCACGGCCTGTTGCTGCTGGGCCTGCTGTTGCTGCATCATGACCATGTTCTGCTGGATCTCGTCGTCGGTGGGCACCACGTCGTCAACGGGCAGATCGAGCGCTTGCGCCACCTCGCGCAGCAGCGCACCACGGTGCTTCGGCCCGATGATGGGTGCGTCGATCGGGTTGGCGGTCAGGCTCAGGAACTGCAGGCGTCGCTGCTGCGCGGACTCGCGGATCAGGATCGCCGCGGCGCCACGCGGCACCACGTTGCACGCGCCCTTGATCGATGCGTCCGGGTTGTAGAGCATCTCGTGCACGTACGCGTCGTAGACGGTGGGCGCGATGACATTCAGGTCGATGTTGGAGATCGCGCGGCGCAGTCCCTTGGCCGCGTTGTTCATCAGAGTCGTCAGGCCTGTGGCCGTGTCGGTCGCGCCTCCCATGCCTTCGGTCGAGCCGCTGTAGGTGTACTTCGGAATCCCCGAAGCGTCGTCGGACTTGACCTCCCACGCGTCGTAGACCTTCATCAACTTGTCGGAGTTGTCGTTGGGCTGGAACTGCCCGATCCCAGGGTTGGCCGGCGACGACGGGTCGGACTTCAACTGCCAGATCTTCCACGGCATCTGCTCGAGGGTCTGCTCGCCATCGGCGAAGCGATCGGCGTAGACCCAGATCTGCGGGCCCGAGGCGATCGACAGGTTGTCGGCCATCGCCGAGACCGCCGCGTTGCACAGTTGCTGGCAGGTGCGGATCAGGTCAGGGATCGCGCGACCCCAGAACGAGCCCGGGATCTCGTCGTAGCAGGCCTTGTGGTAGGGCCGGTGGCCCAGCAAGTTGGGGTTCAGTGCCGCATACAGCACGTAGCGGCCACACACGACCACGTTGCATTCGTACTCGCGTGTTTCCTCCAGTGACTCGCCATCGGCCTCAGCGAGCCCCCAGGTCATCAACTTCCAGCCCGGAATCGAGCCCCAGTAGCTGATGGCGTCGATGACGCCCGGAGGCGCCAACCACATGAAGGTGGTCTGCTGCTCCAGGCGCTGGCGCTCGCTCTCCGTCCAGAGCCAGCCCTCGAGGTGGCCGTTGGTGTAGTCGCGCAGCGCGCCGTCGATCTGGTCGTTCTTCCAGCCGGGCAGGTCCTTGCAGTCGAACAACTCGTCGCGCCGGAAGCGCAGGCGCTCGATCATGTCGCCCTTCTGGGGCGTGGCGCTGGCCGCGGCCGGGTAGAAATCGAACGGCCGGACGTTCTTCCAACACTGCACCGGTCGGTACACGACTTTCGGCGTGAAGTCGTCACCCCATTCGAGGCTCTTGCGGTACTCGTAGATCGGGCCCTTCAAGATGGCCGCCGGGAACGTGCAGAAGTCCTCGACGAAGTTGTCCATCGCCTGCGTGTAGCCGCCATCGTCGAGCCGGTCGCCGATCGTGGCCTCCATTCGCTTGGCGCGTTCCTGCGCGATCTTCACGATGGCCTGCTCGGCATCGTCCTTCAGGCGGTCCCCGATCTCGAGCAGTGTGTCGTGGAAGTCGTCCTTCGACATGACGCCGCCGCCGGCTTGTTGGGTCTGCGTCATGACTGCTTGAGCCTGCTGGATCGCCTTGGAGACGATGGACTTCTTCAGTGGCATTGGCAGGTCGGGCGCCGGCTCGGGGTCGATCCCCCAAGGCTGCTCACCGGCCGGCAGCACGATCTCGCGGATCCAGGCCGAGGCCGCGCGGCACTTGGTCTCGGTCAGCGGCGCCCAGATGATGTTCATGCCGCCGTTGGACGCCGCTTCGGCCTGCTCCGCTGGCGAGTAGACGCCGCGGCGCGCACGCAGGCAACGCAGCAAGATCTCGTCCATGCGCCACTTCGCAAGCTTGTTGCGCTGCCACGCGAGGCGCACGTGGCCCGCGAGCGCGGACTCCAGGAGATCACCCGCCAACTCCGTGATCTGCGTCGTGGCGGACGCCGCCTTGTCACGTTCGAGCACGGCCTGCAGGCCGAGCTGCCGGATCAGGGGTCGCTGGTTGGGGGCTGAGACGTCTGCCATGCGATCGAGTCAGGAGGTGACGCGAGCGCGCGAGCCGCGCGGGTTCGCTGGGTGGATGGAACGGGCCGGCTACTGCGGCTTCGAACCGCTATCTACTCAGGCTTCCGGACCGCGACCCGGGTAGCGCGCCCGGATTCCCGCTGCTGTCGTGAACGTTCCACCCGGCAATATAACCGGGTTCGGCCTCCCGGCCAAATCGGCTCACCACCAATCGACGGCGCTCCAGACCGGCGGGTCGATCTGCAGCGTCCACCGCACACCCCCATCGGCGCCTGCGCAAATGCCCCCGATGGCGTTTGCGTCGATGGGCCAGATGGATTGCACTTGGCCGTAGGGCAGGCACTCGTTCAAGTAGTAGACGACCTCATAGCGGCGCACGTCGTTGCTCAGCAGCACGAGCCGGTAGACCTGCCCCGAGCCCGGCCAATATTGGTAGTGATCGCCACCCACTTGCGTGGCACCGATCAGCGAGCCGTCGGGCATGACGATCAGATCGGCGAGCGGGGTGGCGCCAGTGCGCTGGCACGCGTAGGCGCGCGGTGCGCAGAAGGTGTACAGGACGACGGGCCGGTGGTCATCGATGGCGAGGATCTGGCCGCCGTTGTAGGCGCCCCCCGTGGGCGTGGCGAGGTAGGTGGTGGGCGCGGCAGCCGAGGTGGCCGCAAGCAGGGTGAAAGCGACGAAGGCGAGAAAATTCCGCATGGCCGTGCTCCCGGGGATGAGGTACCCGGGATGGTACGCTACAGGTCAGCCTTTCGACCAGATGATGCGGCGCTGTTGCTGCGGCCGCACACGCGCGACCGTCACCTTCCTGTCGATGAGGTCGGGGATGAAGGACAGCGCGAGCGAGTCCGCGCGGTCGGGCGACTTCACGCCGCGCTTCTTGGCGTCCTTCTTGGTTTCGAGTTGGATGCGGAGCTTCCCGTCATAGCCGTACTGCAAGCTCGTGCACTGGTCGGACAGGTCGTCGTCATCAGGCACCTGCGCAGTCTCGAGCCAGTCGCGCATGCGCCCCCAAGCCTCGGAGCGCTGGTTGAAATACTGCTTGTCGTCCTTGGCGGGGTTGCCCCACGTGACCGGGATCAGCGGCATGGGCAGGTTGGCCCGCCGGAGCATGGCGTCCAGGTCGGCGCCGTTACCCACGGCGTCGTAGGCGATGCACGAAATGGGCGAGTCGCCGATAGGTAGCGAGTTGTCCTTGACCTTGCCCGCGCGCCGCACGATCTCGAGCACCCGGCCGGCGACGTCGGGCCCGTCGAAGCCGGCCATGGCGACCTGCCACCATAGCCGCGCACCCTGGCGCAGGGAGATGACCGTGAAATCGTCGCCGAAGCGCGCCGGGTCGATCGAGAGCACCTTCTGGTAGATGCGCACGCGCTCGAACTCGATGCGACGCTTGCGGGCTTCGACGAGCAGCCCAGGGGCGATAAAGTTGTCGTAGCCCGAGCGCGGGAACATGCCCTTGACGCGCACGCGCACGAAGTCGGAGTCCTCCCCGTACTCGTCGATCCAGGCCTGGATCTGCCGCTTGTTGGTGAACGAGACGCGGCGGCTGTCCACGCGGCTGACGTGGTGTGCCTCGCCGGCCTTGGGGGTGCGGTTGCACTGCTTGAAGAACTCGCCCGAGGTGCGCGTGGGGTTGCCGTAGCGCATCCACAGGATCTGCGTCTTCGCGTCGGTCAGCGCGCCGCGCGTGACCGTCCAAATGTTGTCGTGGATGTTCGAAGCCTCGTCGAACACGACCACGATGCGCTTGCCCTGGTTGTGCATGCCGGCGAAGGCCTCGGTCTTCTCGGCCGACCACGGCACCTGGTCGATCCGCCACTGCTTGGCGCGGTCGGCGTCGTTGGCGATGTACAGGCTCGTGGCAGTGAGCGTGAAGAGGTGGCGCGCGATGAACATGCCATGCCACTTCGCCAGCTCGGCCCAGGTCTTCGTGCGCAGCTGGAGGTCCGTGTTCGCGGTCACGACGCCGCGCGTGTCGGGGAAGGTGGAGATCGCCCAGAGCAGGAACATGCCCACCTGACCGGAGTTGTGCGTGACGATGAAGTCGTTGGCCTGGTACAGGCCGTCCTCGGCCTCCACCGAGATGCACATGCCGTGCGCTGCAGGCGCGATCGGCTCGATCGAGTCGATCCATCGAGTCAGGTAACGCGACTCACTGGGCTTGTAGGCATCACGTCGATGCGCGATCGTGAAGGGGTTGAAAGGCGCATTGATCGTCACGCGCCAGCAGCCCTTGCACGGGACGCGCTCGCCGTTCTTGACGTACCACGCGCACTTGACGGTGGGCTGCATCATGGCTTTGCAGCCCAAGCTGCGCGCCAGCCAGATCACATCCTCGGCCAGTTGCTTGCTGGTCGTCGAGTAACCGATGGAGCCTGAACTGTTCACCTCACCATCGGCGTCCATCAGCCCGTCGAACAGCGCGCGGCGGTTCCCGACGGTGTTGAACTTGTACTCGTCGGGGATATAGCGCTCGCTGCTATAGCACTCGAAGACACCGCCCGTGAAGATGTGCAGCGCACCCCGCAGGTACTGCTGCATCCCGTCAGCGCAGGTCGTGACTCCGTAGCCACACGCCTCGACACGCGCTTTCACTTCCGCGTGCGGTTTCGTGTAGGCAGGCCGTGCCCGACTCCCGTCGCCTAGCCACACACCCATCACGTAGGGGTGCAGCGCCGTGGGCTGCTTGACGAACTTCGCGGGACCTTGTTGCGGGATCTCCCATTGACGTGCCTGTGCCACACCGTTGGCGCGCTTCACGCCGCGGCGCAGGATGTCGATCGTCTCAAGCGTGCGCCACGTGTCGAGTTTCTTGCGGCGCTCCTGGCGGCCGCGCACGTTCCACAGATGGCCTGAGCTGACATCGCACGTGCTGCCGTCGTCGAACGTGACGCGGTACATCGGCACGTTCGTGAAGTGGTGCGTTTGCACGACTCGCGTCACATGGCCGTCGGCGTCGAACACCAGATCCCCGAGTGTGAGATCGCCGTGCCGACGCAGACCTTCAGGCGTGGGCACGAGGGTGTCGTCCGCGAGCAGCTTGCCAATGCCGTGGCCAGAGGCGACGTCTTCCTCGATCACGCAGCCCTGCTCGCCACCTTGCTGGATCTCCAGCGACACGCGACGCTGCTGGTCGGCCTGCCATTCCTCAGGTCCGCTGAAATCCTCCAGCGGCGTGTCGGGCTCGCCCCATGGGAACGCCCAATGCGTCCAGCCGATCCAGTTGTCGTGGAACGAGGCGAGCTTGTCGAACAACTCGTCGATGGGCGTGCCGCGGATGAGGGAGTCCGTCATGCGGTGAGCCGGGATCTCCAGCGGCGGCGTGCGGTAGGCGGGAAGCTGGCGCGCCAGATCGGCGACCGACGGGTTGAACCGCCGATCGCTGTTGCCATCAGGCACTGGGCGCGACAGGCGGCGTGGCGACCGCCGCGGCCGCTGCCTGCGCCACGGACGTCGGGTCGACCGGCGGCGCAGCCGCGGGCGTGGCCGCCCCGAGCGGTGAAGCCGCCAGGGCCTTGACCGCGGCGGCCGCAGCATCCTCGGGCGTGGCGGGCGCCGGCGCGTCGGGGTCGTGCCGAGGCTTCTGGGCCTGCTGCAGTTGCTGGTTGATCTCGGCAATCGCGGGCGCCGCGATCTTGTAGGGGGCTTCCTGCAACGCCATGTTGATGGCGTTCAGGCACTGCGGCGACAGATTCAGATTGAAGGTGCCGGGGATGGGTTGCTGCACGAGAGGCGCTCCTTGAGGGGTCGATCAGTCGGTGGCCCGCAGGCCGTGCTTGGCGCAGCGCGCCTGCAAGACCAGGAGGTACAGGCCCATGGCGCCCTGCTGCCGCTGCAGCAGGCTGCGGTCTTCCACGTCCAGGGCGCTGAAACCCGGCACGGTGCCGGAGATGAACGCATGCAGGCGCGCGAGCCGGTCCTGCAACTCGCGGGTCTCGGCAATGAGCCGCATGGCCCAGGGATCGGCCGGCGGCTGGGTCTCGTCGGCCTCGACGAAGACGGGCAGGCCTGTCACGGGCATGGCACGAGGCAGCGGCGCGCCAGTTCAAGCGCCTCGCGCGACTCATGCGCGGCGCGGATGCGCACAATCTCCGTCGTGACCGTTGGCGGGATCGGCGGGTAGTAGCGCGTGGAATCGCGCATCAACAAGATGCGCGCCTCGTGCGGCTTGATCCGGTGGTGGATCTTCTTCGGCACCATGGCAGTGGCGCGGGTGAGGATTGGAGGGTGTCAGGTCAGGCGCTTGGCCAGATCCTTGGGCTGGCCCGGTTGGCTGTCCGGGCTGTCGCGGTTGGGCACGGGCAGCAGGTCCAGCGGCAAGGCGAGCCGGTCGGCGGTGGACATCGGGAAGCCCTCGTTGCCCGGCCAGATCGCGCGGCAGGCCGGATCGGTCTGATCGACCACCCGCTGCGCGCGGGCCGCGCCCGTGGCGCGGCTGGCCTGCGCCGTCTGCCCGATGCCCGTGGCCTGAGCGCGGAAGGCCTCCGGATCCATGCCGCGCGCGGGCGACATGCAATCACTAGTCGGCGAGATCTTCATCGTCTGGCTCCTGGTCGTGGATCGGCGGCAGGCCGTGGCCCATGGGCGATTGTAGGTCGGTCGGATCGGGCGTGTCGAGTTCGCGGGGCCGCTCGAGGCGGAATTCCGGCGACGGATCATCCTCGACGGCGTAGGTCGTCTTGCCCGTGCGCTCCACGATCGTGGCGTCCATGACGCCTTGGGCGGCGTTGGCGCGCGCGTAGGCCTGGTCGCGCTTGCGAGCCTCATTCAACCGGGCGCTGAGGGCGTTCGCCAGCGCGTTCACCCCGTCCGAATCCTCGCCCACCAGCTTGAAGTGCTTCGCTAGGAGACTCAAGGCGGCCATCTTGTCGGCGATCTTGATGTTCTTCAACTCGACGACGCTCGCCTGATCCCCCCGGCCCGTCAACTTAAGTTCGACCTTGATCTCGGCCAGCACTGCGGCTGCGTCGTCGGACAGCAGATGCACGGGCAGCAGGTCGCCCTTGTCGTCGTACAGGTCGCGCGGGTCGGCGAATGCGATGCGCGCGAGTTCCGTCATCACCCGCTCGGCCGTGATCTCCGCACGCGCGAAGCGGCGCGTAATCATCTCGTCGATGCGCTTCTGGATGTGGGGCCGCTTCAACCATCCGTAGGCGGTCTGGATCCCGAGATCGCAGTCGATGGCGGCTTGCCGGCTCGAACCGGTGCGCGCATAGCTCTGCGCGAACATTTCCTCTTTGGCGACGGTCAGAGCGGGCATGGTCTTACGCGCGAAAACGAATTTGAAAAATTTTATAGGCTCGCCGCCTACATGGGGCAACGACTAGCGGTTCGCGTGGATTGCAAACCTGCAAAAAATTTCAAGTTCGCCGCCCATCCGGAACACCGACTAGCGGTTCGCAGGTACCCCGGCGCCGACGGGGGTATGCCCCTCATTCACAGCGCGGGGGGTACCCCACCCCCCACCCCGCCTGAAACCCTCCCAGGGCCCGCGAGCAGCCGTCCGTTCCACTCGGCCAGCACGGCGTCCAGCCCGGCCAGGAACGACGCGGGGTTGAACTCGCGCCGGTCGATGTCGCCTTCCCGCGTCTTGTGGTCCGCGTCCAACCCCTGGATGACCTGCAGCAGGATCTCCTGCGCCATCTCTTTGCGGTTCACCACTCTCTCACTGCGCCAGCTGACCGTTTTCTGCCGACCGCTGGCAAAGGTCAGCAGGATCGCGCCGAGCGTGCGGTCTTCGGGATGGTCCTGGTCCTCGAGACGAACGATTTGCATGGTGGAAGTGTTCGGCCAGCGAACAGCGGTTTGCAGGGGATTGATTGTTTCACGTGAAACATGGCTTGCGGTGACCGTGATTTGTTCGGTTAGCGAACAGCACGCGCGGAATTGCGGTTAGCTGTGTCCATCGGCCCCCAGCTAACCGCTGTTCGCTCTCCGAACGTTCGCTCTGCGAACATAGTGAGTGAGCACGTAAATCGGCACCCCAAACCGATAGAAAAGCTTCAATAGACGCGCTAATCGTGCTCACTCATACTGACTTCACTGCCTCACGAGTCCTGGAATCTGCAAGTTTCAACAGACTCGGAGCGAGGCAGCAAACTTGATGCATCTTTTGCATAACTTCAACCCTCAGACTACGGAGTAACCCTCATGCCCAAGCTCTCTTTCGCCGAAGTCTGCGAACGGCTGAACGATCAACGTTACGTGCCGGCTGAGAATGTCCTCCAGCGTGCCTTGCAGCGTAAGGTCTGGATCGCTGAATGGCACTTGCCGGGTTGCCTGTCGGAATCTTGGTCTGTGTGCCTGACGAAACGCGAAGCTATCGAAACCGCATGCGGCTTCGCGGAAACCGCCGACGGCGCACCTCGTGGGATGCCTACCTCTCTGCGCAAACACGGCCGATTCGACTCGCGGTCGCCTATGTTTGGGACGTGCGTTAACACGATTGAGCAGCGCACACTCGGAAGTCTGCTCTGATGGATCGCGAATCGCTCATCGAAGGCTGCAAGGCGTTCGCCGTCTTGCTTTGCTGCCTCACGTTCACTGCGGCGATGGTCTGGCTGGTCATCGCTTGCGCCCAGCAGCTGCTGGGTTGACTCTTCCACCATCTGTCCAACCTGAAAGGATGATCATGGCCCGAGGAAAAGAACACCGGTACCTGCTGGGTACCCTCGACTACAACCGTTCCGGCCGCCGCGACTATTCGGCCGTGCTCACGTGGCAAGTGAGCGACGAAGGGGAATTCACCATGTGCGGTGAAGTCTTTCACACGGCCACTCGCTCCGTGCGCTCCTGCGGGCAAAACGTGGATAGGGTAGTCGCTTACTTCCCGCACAACGCGAAGGCGCAGCGCATGCTCGCCATCTGGGAACGCTGGCACTTGAACCACCTGCGCGCGGGCTCGCAGGTGCAAGAGGACTGGTTGCGTGCACATCCGCTCGATCCCGCCAGCTACGCCTACCCGAAATCACACTATCAGGTCGCAAGCGATGCGCTTGCTGCAGCGGGCTTGAACCCCGATCCGGAGGGTTATCGCTACGGCTCGGCGTGGAAGACCGAACCGCTGCCCGCTGAAGTGCTGGCCGAAATCAACTCATGGAGCGCGCCTGTCGCGCAACCCGCATGACATCCGCCGACACCCTCGCCCGCGTGGCGCACCTCGCATCGCGTCGGCCTGCTGGCGCGCCGTCCAAGACTGCCTTGCGCAACGCCCTGCGCAAGCTCGAGAACGCGGCTTTCGCCTACGGCGAAGCGGAGTTCAACAGCGACGAGTCGCGCAACGCCGCAAAGACTTTCAGCAACGCTCGCACGCAGCTGTACGCGCTGCTCGGGCTCGATCCGGAGAACTGACTTATGTCCAAAATTTGCAATCAATGGGGCACCATTCGCAAGTCACGCAACCTGCGGGGCCTTGTCGACTACGCTCGCAAATCGCCCGTCACATGGGTGCAAGGAACCCGCCACCCCACTATCCCGGAACGTGGATCGCTGCTCGTTTTCTATGCTGATGGATCTTGGGGCACGGACGAATTCGCCAGTTACCGCATCATGGTCGACTGGATACGCAATCGTCTCAAGCATTGCCGAGGGTGGATTGGGTGCCCCCGAGTCGACCTGACCGAAAACATGGGTTACATCACTAAGCCCGGCACGATCGCAGGTGCCGTATGAACACCCATCCCCGAATCGGAAGCCGCGTCACGTGCGCCGAAACCGGCTTGCCCTTCGTCGTGGCTCGCGAAGGCTGCTCGTTCAACTACGCCACGAACGCGAAGGGTGAAATCCTCTCGCTCGATGGCGCCTATGAACGCGACAAACGCGAACTGCTCGACCGCTCGCGCCCCTATACCTGCTATCTATCGTCCGACGGCCGCCACGTCACGAACTGGATCGGCCGGATCCTGGGCGACGTCATGCAGGAGACGCTCTCGAAGAACGGGTTCAACGGCTCGCACATCGTCAGCGTGCGCGTACGCGACATCCACGGCGCGTGGTGGCACGGGCGAGGCTCGGGCCGTTCCATGATCCTCAACCTCAGACCCATGAAGGAACCGCAATGACTGATCGCAAATACGAACTGACCAACGAGACCTGCACGACGAGCGGTAAGACGCTGTACCGCATCCGAGCCCTTGTGGCGATTGCCGCTTTGGGGATCGCCAAAGGCGATACCGGAGGGTTCATCGAAAGCGAATCGAACCTTTCTCAGTCCGGCGACGCGTGGGTCTACGGCGACGCGTGGGTCTACGGCGACGCGTGGGTCTGCGGCAACGCGCAGGTCTACGGCAACGCGCGGGTCTACGGCGACGCGCGGGTCTACGGCGACGCGTGGGTCTGCGGCAACGCGCGGGTCTACGGCGACGCGCAGGTCTACGGCGGCGCGCGGGTCTACGGCGACGCGTGGGTCTACGGCGACGCGCGGGTTTACGGCAACGCGCGGGTCTACGGCGACGCGCAGGTCTACGGCGACGCGTGGGTCTGCGGCAACGCGCGGGTCTACGGCGGCGCGCGGGTCTACGGCGACGCGTGGGTCTACGGCGACGCGCGGGTCTCGCCTATCGTGGTGCAGTCCCTGAAATGGCCCGTGACGATCCTGGACACACACATGCAAATTGGCTGCCAGTTCCATGCGCTCGCCGACTGGGCTTCGTTCTCCGATGCCATCATCGCGCGCATGGCGCCTCGCGAGGCGCTCAACTGGTGGCGCATCCACAAACCCCTGCTGCTGGGTCTGGCCCGAGCGAACGGCCGGACGTGGGAGAGCAAGACGCAGGGGGCCGACCATGCCTAGCCTGCCCTTGTCCGCTCAACCGACTACAGCCTTGCTGACCGAACTTGCGCGGCGCGAACGCGAATCACGGTTTGAGGTCACGCCCCACGATCACGCTGGACGCACACGCTGGACTGTAGGACGTGAGGGCGCCACCATGCGCGACCCTATCAGTGGAACGCTTCGCCCGGTCACCACAGCTATATGCCCGAACCCGCAAGATGCCCAGGACATCTGCCAGTTCCTGAACGATCGTGAAGCCGCGCGACGGGAGGCCCATCGTGCCTGACCGCTCCGAATGGTCCGCGAACACCGACCTGCAATCCGCCCGCCGCTGGCGCCAGAACGGCTCAGGATCGCCCCGCGCGCCCGCCGGGCTGCCCTGGTACTGGCAAGCGGCTTTCGCTGCAGCCTGCGGGCTGCTGGGCGCGTGGGGGCTCATCGTCGGCCTGAGCTGAACGTCCTCGGCCACTCTCGCGGAGCCTGTTCCGGGTGAACAGGCTTTTTTCTGCACGTTGGGGGACTATAAGGGTTAACCCTGCAACCTGAGTCACCTCAAAAACAGGGGTTCCAGAAAGTCTCCCTATAGAACTCATTTTTCCCCCCTCTAGGAGACCTTTTGGAAAGGGGGTAAAGTAAGGTGACTCAGGTTGCAGGGTTAACCCTAACCCGCCAGTTTTAGCCCGTGAACCTGCAAAGTTTTACGTCTTCCGCACCCTGCGATCGTGAGGTACTGTTCGGTTGTCCGGAATCCGGGAACCACGCGTGCCAGCTCATCGACGAACTTTCGCTTGCTCACGGGTAGGATCCCGCTCTCCTTGCACCACCCCGAATAGGCCGGATAGAGTCCATCTTCCGTTCCGTTCGTGCCCAGCGTGACGTTGAATCCTGGCCCAAGCTCGCAGCACTCGTCCACGAACTGGCCGAGCCGGTCCTGTTCACGCTGGTAGGCGTCCACGGCCGCCACCACGCAATCGGGCTCGCCCAGGCCGTGCGCATGCCATTCGCAGGCCCCTTGCACGAGCCACGCCAGAATGGCCTGCCTCACTTCTGGGAACTCGAGCTTCACGGGCAGGCGTACGTCACGCGCAAGCCGGGCCAACCCCCGCTGAACCTCCGCCTCCGACCCGTAGCTCGCCAGCCACGGCACGAGCAGCACGCGTCGCCACACGCCTCGATCCGTGCCCCGGATCTCCGGCTTGTGCTGCGTCAACAGGTTGAACTTGTGGGTCGGCCGGAACTCGAACTGTTCCTTGAAGAGGTACCGCGCCTGGATGGCGTCCGCCCCGGTGGCCGCCTTCATGAAACCCTCGTTCAGCACGGCGCCCCGCTCTGACTCGTGGATCATGATCATGCGCTTGCCCTGCAGCGCCACGACGGCCGACGAGTGTGCCGTCTCCATGCCACCTCGCGACACCGCCAACGAAGCCGGAGCGGTTCCGGCGTAGTCGCCCAGGACGTCGGCCACCGCGCCCAGTACCACACTTTTCCCGTTCCCGCCGCCGCCCCAGTGCGTGGCGAACTTCTGCTCTTCCACGCAGCCCGTGGCGCAGTAGCCGAACCACCGCTTCAAGAACCGGGCCAGCGCCACGTCGCCGCAGCACACGCCGTCCTTGCCCTCGATCACCTGCTCCCACATGGTCGACCGCGCGCCGGGCACGTAATCCACGTCCACGAGCTTGGTGCAGCCTTCCCGCAAATCGTGCGCCCGCAACTCGCCCGTCTTCAAGTCCACGATGCCATTGCGCACGTTCAGCACGAGCGGATTGCGATCCAGCCAGTCGGCCGGCACGGCCAGCATGCGCGCGGCCAGCGTCACGCAGGCATCGATGTGGCCTTTCATCTCGGACGCCGCGGACCACTTCTCCAAAGCCTCGATGATCTTGCCGCGCCGCTTCACTTCGGCCACGCCCTCGGCGGTTTCCGGGTTCACCTCGCCCGCTTCGATGTCGCGCGCCAGTCGGGCCTTGACCTTGTCGACCTCGGCCATGATGACGCCCGACAGCAGGCACACCCGCCGATAGACGCCGGCATCGTCGCGCGCCCAGCGTCGCCCGTCCCACACGAACCACACCCCGCCGACCACGATCATGTGGGCGCCGTACTCTCTGACCAACCGATTCGCGTTGGACTGATCCGTGCACAGGTGCTGGGCGGGGGGCACGCCTTCGCGCGCAGCCCAGTCGATGACCTCTTCCACCGAGGCCAGCGCCTCGCGATCGATCACGGCGCCGGCGGGGGTCAGCGCCGGGGCGATTCCTGTCCAGTCGTCATCGGCCGATGGTGGAGCTAGCCCTGCGCCCAGCAGCCTCACGTTCCTGACCTCCCAGCGCCACGGCGCATCGACCACCTGCGCTGGTGCCGCGGGCAGCGCTGGAGCGGCCGGCAGGTCGACCCCCCTCCCATCGACCGGCACGAAGCCCTCCGTCGTCGGCGCGCCGTGCCAGCCGGACAACCTCGTGGCTAGCGACATGATCGTGCCGCCCGTGACCGGCGAGGCTCGATCCTTGCCCAGGTACGGCCAGACGCGATCCTCAAGGAACCCGCTGTCGTGCTTGGCCGACCGTGCGCTCCACCACTGGGCGACCTCGAGGCCCGCATCCGCCCCCAGTTCGTGGTGGATCGCCCCGACCACCTTGAACCAGTCGTCGTAACCCAGCTCCTTTTCACCCGTGTTCGGCAGACCCTCGTCCAGCGCCTGGAACCAGAGACGCTTGCGCTGCGCAACGAGGTCGACCGACACCTCGGGCCGCGGCGGGCGCTGCCGGACCGGCACGGGTGCGGAGAACTTCCAGAAACCGGGCTCGCAAATGGCTTCCAGCGGCCGCGGGACGAGGATCATGGGCATGGCAGCACCCCTTGCAGCCGGGCGCGGGCCAGCGCCACGTAGTCCGGATTCAGTTCGATGGAAATGGAGTTGCGGCCCAGACGTTCCGCGACCAGAGCGGTTGTCCCCGCCCCGCCGAAGGGGTCGAGCACCATGCCACCGCGCGGGCAGCCGGCCGCGATGCACGGCTCGATGAGCGCGGGCGGGAATGTCGCGAAGTGAGCACCCTTGAAGGGCCGCGTGGCGACGCTCCACACCGAGCGGCGATTGCGAGTGTCGAGAGGATAGTCAGACTCCGGGCGGTCCTCGCGATGCGTGCCGACCGACTGCCCCGGGATCACCGCGGCCCGCTTAGAGCCTTCGCGCTTGAACGAGTCGCGTTTTGATCGGGTGTTTCCCGTGACAGTACGATTGCCTCCGGTTGCATTGTCAAATGTTGCGTTGTTGCAGTACGCCCCGCCGCGAAATGACTTGGCGTTCCCTTTGTCGGATTGCACAGGCTCCTGCATCGCCTCGGCATCCCAGTAATAGCGGGACGACTTCGACAGCAGGAACACATACTCGTGCGCCTTTGTGCAGCGGTCAGTGACACTCTCGGGCATCGGGTTCGGCTTGTGCCAGATGATGTCCTGGCGAAGCCACCATCCGTCCGCCTGGAGCGCGAACGCGACGCGCCACGGGATGCCGATCAAGTCCTTCGGTTTCAGGCCCGGCAGGCGGCTTTTATCGAGCGCTGAAGCGCCGGTATCGTTCTCGGCGCCGTCCCTCTTCCCACCGTTGATGTTGCCGCGCACGCCCGGATTCCCTTTTGGAGAGGTACAGTACGAGTCGCCTAGGTTGAGCCACAGCGTGCCGTCATCGGCCAGCACGCGGCGAACCTCGCGGAAGACTTCCACGAGCGCACCGACGAATGCGTCCGGGGTGTCCTCCAAGCCAATTTGCTCGGCGTGCCCATAGTCGCGCAGGCCGAAATAGGGCGGCGATGTGACGCAGGTCTGCACACAGCCGTCCGGTAGCCACGGCAGCACTTCGCGGCAATCGCCGACGGCAAAGTGAGCGGTCATTGTTCACCCCGCCATCAGCGCGCCGTCCACACCTTGCGCGTTCCACGGCCAGCGAGACGGCATCGCTTTTAGCGGCACGCCTTCGTCATAACCCAGCATGAGCGGGTGACGGGGCTGCGCGATGCCACCTGTTTTCTTGCGCACCCGCGCCTTGTCCTCGTTCCAGGCGAAGACCATCGGCGTGTGCCCGGACTTCCAGACCTGCTCGAGCACGGCCGCAGCGCGGCGCACCTGGGGCCAGCGTTCCACGTTCGCGCCCCACGCGCACACCACCGTCGCCACGCTCGGGTCGCGCAGCGCCGCCGCGATCCACAAGTCGGTGTCCTCGCCGACCGGCCAGCCGGCCGCTTTCAGCTCGGCCGGCTTCGTGGCCCGGAAGGCGTACAGGTTGACCACCGAGAAGCCACCCCAGCCGAGGCGCTCGGCGAAGCCATAGAGCTTGCGAATGGTGGCGTCATCGGTCGTGGCGTCCGCGGTCGACGGATTCAGTAGGATGACCACCGCCGTCGGCTTCGTCACGTCCCAGCGCCGGACGAGCAGGTAGCGAAACGCCTTGTCCGGGGAGAGGATCGCTGACTTTTCCATGAGCAAACCTTTCGATGCACACGCGGCAACGTCGCGCACCGCGTACCTGCTTGGAGCCCAGCACGGGCCGCTGCTGCGAGCAGCCCGCGCAGTTGAAGGTGAAGGCACCGATGCCTGCGCTCATCGTGACGTCCAGCCCGGCAAACGTACCGCTTGCCGCACGGCCAGCAGAAAGATGCACAGCCACACCGCGCCGAGGTAGCTGCTCATCGCGTCCCATTCATCCGACGGCGCCGCAGAGGGCACGCTCGCCGGCTGCACGACGTGCGCCACGCGCGGCGGATCGATGTTCGTGGCCATCGCGCACGGCAGTGCGCAATACGTGGCAAGTTCGCTCATGACGTCCTCGCCAGCAGTTGAAGCAGACCGATGAACGGCGTCCACAGCCACAAGCTGGGTGCGTCCCCGCCAGGATGGTTGACGCTCACGCCGCACAACTGCAGCACGAGCACCACCAGCAACCAGATAATCATCACCACCACGGCTCGTCCTCCTATTTCTCTGAATAAAACCGCCTGAGCAATTGTTGCACTGGCGGGTCGGCAAGATAAACGGACAAATTCTTGGCGTATTCTTCTGGAGTCATTCCGCGTCCACGGATGAACCCCTCAATCGTATTGCATACACGGCATAGCAATCCACGATTTTCGTTCGTAGCATGATCGTGATCGATGCAGGTGTTACCCTCCAAAGGACGCTTGCAAATGGCGCAGACGCCACCTTGAAGCACAACTAACGCAGCGAACATCTCCGGAGTCATCCCGTAAAGACGTTTACGCATGTTGATGAGCATCTGAGCCTGTCGTTCCGGGGTGTAGCGACCGTTATCCCATTCGCGATACGCTGCAGTTTTGGTGTAACGTGCAAGGTAATCCTTCATGTATGCTTGCCGATCGGGACGCTTCCGATATTGACGATCGTATGCATTCGCCTTTTCACGATGGGTTGCGTACTCTTCGGGCGTCATTTCGGATTTCTTTTTCTTTACCACCACGGATCCTCTTCTTGCTTAACCTCCAAGGGCACAGAAGCGCGTGCACCCGGAAGGATGAATTGGTTTCCGAAACCTTTAGGGCTTACCTCATTTTGCTTGGGGTAAATTTCTATTTCAGAATTAGACACTCCACGTGTACCTGACTTCAAGCCGCAGGCGGCAAGCACTTCGCGCAGCATCTCGCGCACCGAATACGCGTCTTGAGGCGAGTTCCATAGGAGGTACAGGTGCACGCCGCGCCCACCGCCCGAGCGAAACAGGATCGGCGTGTAACCCTGATCCTGCAGCACCTGCGCCACGCGGGCCACGGTCTCGCTCATGGTCGGCCAGTCGATCTCGCCGCCGTGGCTGTCGAAGTCCAGCACGGCCACGTAGACCACGCTCTCGCCGGCCTCGATGGGGCAGACCCCGCGCGGCGGGCCGCCGTTCAAGTGCCCGATGAGCCGCTCGTCGGTCAGGGGCTCGTCCGTCCACGCCTGCGCGCCGTTGGCCTTGCGGATGGCCGTCACGTCCGTGCGCACGCGCTCGACCAGCGGATGCAGACCCGCGGCGATGCGAACGAGGCGCGGATCGTGGGTCATGCTTTGTCGGTGCGATAGACCGACACCGGCATGCCGCCTCGGGTCGCGACCTCGATCATGTGCCGGGTGCCGCGACTCTGACCGTCCCAGACCGCGATCAGCGCATCCGCGTAGTGGGCCATTTCCCGGTTGCGATCGAAACCTGCGCGCTTGCCATCATTCGCCCAGTCAGGGATGAAGCGCTTGACCGGCAGCCCTTGCAATGCTGCGTACTTCTCACCTAGTCGATCAACACCTCGAGCACCACCACTCACAACTTCGGTGATGTCGAAATCCGCGGCGACGATCGCGCGCAGGACAGTCGGGTAGTCGTCGATGCCGCGGCTACCGGCGATGATCACCTTCACGATACGCCCTCCCCGTATTTCAGTTTCCAGTAGGGCGTGGCGCGCTGCAGCGTGAGCACACGCAGCTCATAGCGCGACAGCCGACCGGCCGCCTTGGCGCGCAAGGTCGCGGCGATCGGTTCCCACTCGTCGGGGTGCATGCCACCCTTCAAGTTGTTGCAGCCGAAGCAGGCGAGGCGCAGGTTGGCCGGATCGTCGCTACCGCCGAGGAACCGGGGCATGTAGTGATCGACTGTCGCTTCCGCGCGCTTCAAATGCCGGCCGCAGTAGCAGCAGCACTTGCCGTCGCGATGGAAGATGAAGCCGATCGTCTCGCGCCCGTACTCGCGCTTGTAGTGGTGAAAGGCCAAGAGACACCTCGTCGGCGAGGTGCTCGACTAGGCGCGCGGCTTGCTACGGTGGGCTCTGGGGTCGGAATCGGTGGGCATGGCAGTGCTCCTTTCGTAGGGTTTGGCGACTCTGAGCGGAAAGTTCCGATCCTACTCTTCGCCTGTCGGGTTGCAAGATGCTCTAGGGGTTCGTACCGGGCAATGCGGCACGGCTAGAAGCCAGCCTCTTCGCGCGCTTCTTCGCTCGTGAACGCCTGCCGCGCAGCGCGCCGCTCATGCTTGCGGCGCTCGTTCTCGCTGTGCGTGACAGGCTCCAGGTGTGACGGGCGCCGGCAGCGCGGGTTGTTGCACTGGTGATCCAGCTCGAGCCCCTCGGCCTGGAAGGCGCGGTATGCGGCCACGGCCTGTGCGGGGGTGACGGTGGGCGGCAGGTCCTTGAGCACCCACGCGAGGATGTGCGCGCTGAAGGCGCGATGGTGGTCGCGTCGATCCTCCTGCCAGCGCAGCGTGATGCGGCAGTAGCCCCAGCTTGAGCGCTGCTTCTCCACCCCGCACCAGCAGTCGCCCTCCACGAAGTCGTTCGGCTCGTCCACGCAGGTGACATAGAGCCGCTCGTGCAGCGAGCCGTAGACGCGCCGATTGTCACCGCGGCCCATGATCAATGAATCGTCGGCCAGATCAAGTGGCGCTCGATCCAGGTGGGTGGAGTGATCTTGCCGCAGTCGATCGCATCGTCACCCATGCGGTAGCCGATGACAAACGCCACAAGCACGAGAAACAGCACGGCCGCGACTACGCAGCCCCAGACGGTCAGGCGTTGGGCCTCGATCAGTGGATCGTAGGGCCTCACCGCGTGCACCCCGGCCCGCACTGCACGGGCAAGCCAGTGGCGTCGTGCGTGCCACTCGGATCGCCCGTGCCACCCCCGCCGCAGGCGCTGCACAGGCAGCATAGCAGCACGACCGCGGCGATGATGAGCGGGCTGCGATCAAGAAAGGCGGTCATGGTGTCGCTCCAGCAAGGGCCTTGGGCACCTCGTCCTTCTCCAGCGTCTTCTTGTACAGCGTACGCGAAGCCACGTGGTAGATGACAATGCCCTCCGGCTTCATGAACCCGGGCGCGGCGCGACTTCCGTGCGTGCGCAGCGAGTCGAGTGCCGCTTCGATGGCGCGTTGGTCGTTCGGCCCGTTGAGCAGGACGGGCACCACGTGACAACAGGCCGGAGCCGCAATCAAGCCGTCCACGGGTTCGCCGTCGACGATATCGTGCCAGCGACCGCTGTTGAACAGCGAGAACCGCTTCTCGTCGAGACCGTAGCGTCGTTGGATGCCAGCGCCCCACCATTCACCGTAGTGGCGACCGGGCCCGAGCGCCAGCAGTTCGTCCTGATGCTCACGGGCCCACCGAGCAAAGCCGAAGTTGTCATCTTCCGGTGTGATCCAGCGGTTGCGCGAGCCGGTCAGGAACTCGCCATCCTCACCGATGTAGATGCAGGCGTTGGTGCCATCGATCTTCTCGGTGACAACGATGTTGCGCGACCAGCGTGCGATCTTCTCGAACTCTTGGAACTCGGTAGTCATCATTCATCCTTCATGCATTGCCGCCGGTATTTGCATCGCTTGCAGGCCTCGACCAGCGTTTCGCGGCCCACGCGTCCTTGTGACTCGCGCTCGATCCGCACCGCGAAGTCCACGCTCGCATGGCGAAAGCCCGAGATGAGGTGGCGCAGGTAGGCCACGCTCGTACCGGCGCGATCGGCGAGCGACTTCAGAGCTTGCGGGGTGAGATCGGCGAGGGTCATAGGGCGCTCAGTGTGTACCAATTGATAAGCTCTTGTCAACCACACCGAGCGGGCGTAGACTGTACTCGCCCCGCACCCTCCCGCGGGGATCCTCTGAGAAGTGGTTCACGGCCCGCGCAACGCGGGCCGTTTTTTCTTCGCGAAAGTTGACGAACCCTCTTGACAGGCTCGGTGTATCAAGTGCTACAGTCTGCTCCACGTTGAAGAACCAACCCTCCACTGCCAGGAGATGGTGCCATGTTCAAGTCCTACCGATGGTTCGCGCTCACGATGACGATGCTCGGGCTGCTCACGCTCGCCCTGATCGTCATGGCTGTCTGGGCTGCAGTCGCGCTCAACCTGCTCGTGATCGCGGGTCTCGGTATCGCGCAGCTCGTCTTCCAGCGCGGCTGGGTGCGTGTGCGGCGCGTGTACTGGGAGGCGCATCTGAAGCAGCTGCAGATCTCGCGAGATGAAATCCTGGAAGAACTCGATGACGCGATCGACCGCGACGAGCGACGCAAGATCGTCGAGGCGCGCTACCGGATCAAGGAGACCACGGACGCCATCGGCGATGCGATCGCCATGGTCTCGCAGCTCGACGCGATGATCATCGAACACGATTTCAAAGGGCGCGAGGCACAGTCCTAGGATCCGCTTTTTGACCGGGGCGGATCCCACACCTCGATGAAGTGACATCAGGCGCGCCCACCCTTTCCCTTCAACCCCGGGGAATGAAACCTCCCGCACGGAAAAATCCCGTCCCGAATTTTTGGCAACTGCGAACTCAAGGCATCACGATGATCGAAATCAAATTCACCTTCGCCACCTTGGACGAGGCGGCCGCCTTCATGGCCTACGTCAACTCGGACGTGCAGGCCACGAACACCGAGGACACGCCGCGTGCCGGCGCGCCCAGCACGACGTCGACCTTCGCAGTCGGCGCGGGCAAGCCCAAGACCGACCTGAAGCCCGACAAGCCCGCCAAGGACGACGCGAAGGCCTACGAGAAGTCGGGCATCGCGGGTCTGATCGTCGAGGCGAAGACGGCCGACAGCGACGCGTGCCGCGCGGTGTTCGCCAAGTTCGGTGCGCTCACCGACGACAAGCCCGACGGCAAGAAGTTCAAGGCCGAGGATTTCGACGCGGTGAAGGCGGCGTTCCAGACCATCATCGACAAGGCCAAGGAGCAGCAGCGCCTGCAGGATCACGCTGCCGCGGCCATCGCCAACGCGTCGGCCAGTTCCAAGGCCGCCACCGAGCCTGCGCCTCCCGCACCCGTCACTTACGAGACCTCCGGGATCAAGGAGATCTACGAGGCACTGAAGGCGAAGATGGCCGCAGGCAACGACGCCGAGTTCAAGAAGCGCGTGGTCGACACGATCAAGGCGCACGGCGGCGTGAACGCCGAGGGCAAGGCCTCGCCCTCGTCCATCCCGCCGGCCAACTTCACCGC